TCCTCCCCCATCAGAGCCTTCATCAACCTCGCGATCGTCCCCTTCCCTCCCCGAATCTTCCCCTTCATCAACATCCACCGCCCCAACCCCCGGTCTGCCACCAGGCAGTACCCCATCCACCTTTCCAACAACTCCACCCAGTTGGGGTCCCCCTCACTCCACTGCTCCAAACACCGCTCCCACGTCGGACACTCCGCCCCCTCCTCCCAGTTGCAGGGCAGGGTCACCGTGTCCACCCACTGCTCATTCCGCTCCACCTCCCCCTCAACCGACACCACCTTGTCCTGAAACCCCACACTCCACCTGGAGGGGGTGGCCTCGTTTGCCAGCCACCGGGGCACATCTTTCCATCCCCCCTGGGCCATGAGCATAACCCCCTGTGCCACATCCCTCACCATCTTCATGTCGGGAGCCACCCTCATATGCACCTCGTCCCCCTCCTTGGTCCGTGAGACCTTGGTGGCGTCCTTGAGCCACTGGCTCACAACCCACTCCACCCACCCCTTATCCCTCTTGCTCCACCTCCCCTTTGACCACTCCAACACCCCATCCTGATAAACCCACAACCCCTTCCCCCCTCCGGGCGTAGGGAACTGGTCCTGAATGAACTGCTCGGCCAGCTTCAGGGGCTCCGTGCTCCGAACCCTCACCCCTTGTACTTCCTGTTTCATCTGTCTACCCTTTCACCATGGCAACTAAGAAACCAACCCTTATGGGACATCTGGGAAGCGCGGCCGACGCCATCGCCGGGGCCAGCGATGCGGCCTCCTCGTATATCTATGGGGATGCTTATGAGGGCTCTGGCGACTCCACCAACCCCCTCTACTACGGGCCCCTTGCTCCCATCGTCGGCGGTTTCACTTCTGGGACGGCTGCCAGTACTCGACAGGGTCCCAACCCTCGTACTTCCCGTCCTGGTCGCAACCCCCAACAGGCCCTTCGTAGGGGTGACGGCTCCTCCTTTCCCCCCCCTAATGGGATTCCCCTCAACGTCCCCCCTGCCCCCGTCGGTGACCTCGATCAGTTTCGGTACGACCAGAATGGACAGGTCTTTAAGGTCACTCAGCCTTCTTCCCAAGATGCTAAGGGTGCGGAGGCCCTGCGGCCCAAGTCCGGCGGTGTAGGAGCGGGTGATGACGGCTCTACCCCCGAGTCCAACGCCGCCCGTTCCAAGGCCCAGTACGACCGCAACAAAGGCAAGCCCGTCCCCAAGGGAGGTAAGCCTGACCGCTCCACCTTTACCCCCACCCCCTCCAAGATCGACTACTCCTCCGACGAGAGTGTGGGCCCCATTGGAGAATCGAACCTCCACGCCGCCTCTTCCACCCCCGCCACCACCGGTCGGCCCTCTCCCAACGCCCCCACCTCGCCGGATCCCCTCAAGCAGTTGAACATGGCCTACAAAGTGGCCCAGGACCCCCTCATGTCTTGGGAGGCCCGTTCCGCTGCCCACCGCGTAATCACTGAGCACTTCGAGTCGCAGGCCGCGCTCGCCCGCGCCGCCCGCCATCAGGCCGACTTTGATGCGGCCATGCAGATCCGAGCAACCGAGACCGCCCGCAAGGCCAAGGTTCAGGGGGATTGGGACCAAGCGTCCTCCAACGCCCGTAAAGCCGCCGCCTCCGCTCCGCAGGGTCCACCCGACTACGAAGCCCAGGACGCTCGTTCGCGGGCTCTCCTGGACCCAGCAAACATCGCCAACGCCCGCTCCCAAACCGACTGGAACGCCCTGCAGGGGGTTGACCAATCCCGTGTGCAGTCCTTCCAGCACGAACAGGACATGTCCCGCCAGATGCGAGGTATGGGTCTGGACCCCTCCGGCGATGAGGCGGCCCGCCTCCGCTTCCTTGCGGGAGACCGTATGCCCGACTCCGTCTTCTCCGCCCACCCCAGGGCGTTCGGACCCTCTGGGCCCCAAAACCCCCAGCAGTACCACAACACCTTCAACCTCCGCGAAGGTCGGCCCATGGAGCTCGACCCCTCCTTCCTGGCCCAGCAGGAAGCCCAGAACTTTGCCTGGCAAGCGAGGGGGGCCCAAATCGAGGATAAGGCAAACCAGGCAAGTCAGGACTCGTACTTCCTTCGACAGAAGAGAGATCAAGCGGGCTCCCAGTTGAATCCGTGGACCGCCATGAGCGGCGGGTTCAGCTACTGAGAATAGCTGTCACATCTGTCACGTCCATCACATGCCCCGAAAACCGGCCCAATATCGTGGCAAACACGGAGTGATCGACCTTGGCTCCGGAGTAAAGCTCTACTCCGAGTCCTGGTTCGTCCACGCCCTCACCCCCTTTGGGGTAACCCTCCGTTCCTTCCGTGCCCTCTGCCGAAACCTGGGGGTCCCTCTCATCCACATCGGTACCACCCGTTTCGTCGACAAGATGTCGATCACCCTTGCCCTCCGAGCCGTCTGCGCTATCGGCCAGCCCGATTTCCTCTTCCCCGCCTCCCTGGAAGCCATGCACGGCAGGGACAAGAAGAAGCCCGACCGTTACACCCGCCGTCTCGACCCCGCCTACCTGAAGTCCAACTGGGAAATCATCCTCCGAGAAATCATTTACGCCCGCCGCTTGAACATGGTGGCCGACGACAAGCAGCTCGAAGATCTCGTCAAAAAGGGCGTCTCCCGCCTCATCCAGGCCGCCCTGGAACTCCGCCCGGCCGAACTCCAAGACTCCCCCACCTCACCTGGAGGGGGTGGCTCTGCGTATACTTTGGACAGACTCCAGGAAGGCCTGGAACAAAGGGGGTTAGACCCATGGGAAACCCGGACAAGCCAGTTCGCACATCGCCTGGGGAACCTCGACTCGCCGAGTTCCTCGGAACCGAAGAGCTCGTCGCCGAGCTCATCAACCGGTTCAGCAAGGTGGTCATCATCACCTACACCCCCGAACCCCTTCCCCGTGAGCACCCCCTGACCGTGTATGCGGACTACAATGACCTGGGATCTGCCATGGCCCTAATCCTCCAGGGGGGCCTTCGCCTCCAAACATTCATCCAGAATGGACAACCCCCCAGTTAAACCTCCGACTTCCCAGAATGTCATCTCGTCATTTCTCGGGATGGACGGACATGCCTCCGCTATCGTCTCCTCCCAGTTCACATCCGAAGAGTTGATGGAACGTACCATCGCCCTCGTTCGGTCATCCAATGAGAACGTCTCAGCCCGGGGTATCTCCCTGTTCTGGGGCATCATGAAGGACGTAGGAAATGTCAACGGCCTTACCAGTACCGCAGAGCAAGAACTCATCTCCAAAGACGAAGAAGGTCGAGTCCTCAGACAGCGAGCCTCTACCCAACGTCTCACCTCTTCCCTCTCCGAGCGTCCCTACCGCCGGGAAGTCCCCCACACCATCATTTCGCCCCTTTCAGGACAGCTTCTACCAGGAAGCCCGGTGGCAGGAGCACGAGTCGCGGGTCACCAGGATTCTACAGGAAATGGACCTCCTGTCGTTTGCGAGAGCGGGGGGGACGGCTCTTGCGGACCTGGGGATTGTGGACGTGGCGACGTGGGTGGGGGGAAACCTGAACTGGCTGGGCCTCCAGATCCGCAACCGAGTCCTGAACGTTAAGGACACCCCGAAGCTTGAGAAGCGATACTCCCACCTGGCCTACCTCCTGTGGGAACAGTCCCCCATGGGCGTGGAGCCCCAGATGGCAGTAGCCCTCCTGTGCCAGTGGGCCGCCCGGGATTACTTCATGGAGCTTGCCAATGAACGTAAGTCCGGTGCCTCGCCCTGAACAGGGCAACCCCCTCTACCCCCTTCCCCCCGATTACCATGACCTCGACCTCAAAGGGCAGCGAGAGGCCCGCGTTAACGCCTGTCGGCAGTGGCTCCTCCCCGGTACCCCCACGGAGCGAGCTCAGGCCCTTATCGAATCTGTTCGATTCTTCGACCTCTACTATCTGGTACCCGACCCCGATACTGGTTTCGATCCTCTCTTCTATGATGAGAAGCCTCGGGCAACCCCGGAGTTCCACTACGATATCCTTGGGTTATGGGCCACCTCTCGTACCTCCCTCACGGTCTGTCCTCGCGGCTCTGCGAAGACCTTCCTCTGCCGTAAGGACATGGGCCTTCGTCTCCTCTCCCGACCGGGCTACTCCCTCGTCTACGCCACCTCCACCCACGACAACGCCCGAATGACCGGCCAGATCATGAAGGATCTGGTCTTCGAGAACCAACGGGTCTTCGACGACTGGTCCCCCGAGTACGAGTTCTCCGGCAAGATCAAACCCTCCCGTGGAGACGCCCCCACGGGGGCGGAGTTCTTCTACCTCAACAATGGGTCGTGGCTCCGTTGCATGTCGGCCAACTCCTTCCAGCGTGGTATGCGTCCCCGCCGTTATCGTCTGGACGACCCCGAGTTCGACCCCAAAGCCTCCACCTCCATGTCCCTCATCCGGGAGTACATGGACCAGCTCCTCTTCAAGATCATCATGCCCATGGTGATGAGGGCCGACTGTGGCGTGGAGTGGCTTGCCACCTTCGTCTCCCGCCGCCACTTTGCTTGGAAGGCGATGCAGGTCCGTGAGGTCTCTGGCCAGAGGGTCTCCTTCGACCCCCGCTTCAACTACTGGTCCCGGATGATCGTCAAGGCCGCCTACGAGCAGGAGGGGAAACTCGTTTCCTGTTGGCCCGAGATGTGGCCCGCTACCCAGGAAGAAAAGGACGTCCTGGTCAAGGCCGGACAAATCCCTGAAGACACCGTTACCCTCCCCGAAATCCGGGAGCGGGTGGGTACCCCCAACTTCAACTCCGAGTACTTGGCATCCCCCGGTTCAGGGGAGGACTCCTTCTTCCCCGAGGTCACCGAACCCCTCCACGGCTACACCCTTTCGGGCGTAGACCCCAACCTGGAGGGGGCTCCCCGAGAGTCGACGTCCCAGATCGTTTGGCAGCGAAAAGGGGAGGAGGTCCGTCTTCCCCTCAAAGAGTTCCTAGGCAAGGCCTACCTTTTCATCACCTGCGACACCTCCTACGGGGAGAAGGTGACCTCCGACTACAAGGCCTCCGTTCTGATGGCCTATCTCCAAGAACACAACGAGCTCTTTGTCCTCGACATGTGGGCGAAGCAGGCCAGTGAGGAGTCCCTGGTCCAGGCTACCTTCAAGATGGCTGACAAGTGGAAGGTTCCCCTTCTCTGCCCCGAAGTCATCAAGGAATCCGTATCCCTGTTCAACTCCATCCAATCCATCATCCGGACGAGGGCCACTGAGCACATGGGTCTGGCCCATGTCCCCGGGGTGCGACCCATCCGCCCCGGCATGGAGGAGAAGACCTCCAAGATCTCCTCCCTCCAACTCCGCTTCGAGCACGGCCTCATCAAGTTCCCACTCTGGAAGCGGGACCAACCCCCCTGGTACATGCTCTACGACCAGATCGAGGGCTTCAACCCGGAGGCCGCAGACGGGGGGCTGGAAAACGATGACATTATCGACTGCGTGGCCATGTCCAAGTTCGTCATCCGGGGCCGCCTTGTGGCCCAACCCGACGAACCCGTGGTACCCCGGGATGCCCTCGAACTCCTTCTAGCAGGGGAAACCGAGGACTCCTTGGGGGCCCCGCTGGGCACCGGCATCAACTGGCTGCAGGTCGACCCCCGCAAAATCGGGGCCCTTATCACCAAGTCCACCCCCGTGGAATCCTCATCCAAGGAGACCAAGATATGAACGACCCCACCCCCATGGTTCAGGTCCCCCTGAGCCTGGCCAATGCCCTGTTCGAGTGCTACTACGGGGCGGGCCCCCGTTACCATGAACGCTTTGCCAATGGGGGGATGCCCCCTCCCACCCCCATGGTTCGCCCCGAAGAGGAAACCTTTTCCATGGAACAGGCCGCCTCCTCACACCTGGAGGGGGTTCCTATTCGCCAGTGGCAACCCCGGGGGTGGGAGGCCAGGAAGATTCAAATGCAGGAGGAGGCGGAGAAGCGACGTGCCGGGGCGGTAGTGGGTACAATGACCAAACCCCCTCCAGGTGAGTAAACCCTGCCCTACGACGCCATACAACTCCCGAAGAACAAACAGGCCCTGGCAAGGATCATTGATCGCCACGCCGAGCGGGAGCGATCTCGACTCGCCTTCCGGCGGATCTCGTGGCTCCTTGCGTGGTACTACTTGAACGGGGCCCGCCGCTTCGACCGGTACGACCCCGTCAACGGAATCCTGAGAGCGTCCTTCCTCGATGAGGAAGGGAATGCGGAGTTCCAGAGCCAGGAACTCCTAAACATCATCAACCAGATGGCTGGTCGGATTGTGGGGTTGGACCTGCGTCCGAAGGTTCTGCGGGCGGAGAACTCGCTGTCGGCCCTGAAGGACTCGGCGGTGGCTCAGGTGATCCTGGACTCGGTGATTCCCGAAAACAACTTCGAGTCGGTCGTTCGCAACTTCGCCTTCAACTTTGTGACCCTTGGGTCCTGTGGGCTTACGGGACACATGGTGGACCATCCCACCATCGGCCTGACCACCGACCTGGAGGTGGTGCATCCCCGGGAGATCTTCGCATTCCCCGCCCTGGGTCAGGACATCACGAAGCAGCGGGGCATCCTCCGACAGCGTCAGGTACCCATGAGTTTCCTGGCGGATGTCTTTGGGGAAAGGATCAAGCGGAACAAGGAGTCCCTGTCCTACTACACCTGCGATCCGGGTCGGGCGTTCCAGCACTTCGACTATGAGACGGAGCTCGGAATCCACTACATGCCCGAGGCCTCCAACCAGTTTGGGGGGGATGCGGGTGATGGCAGGGATGAGCTTACCGACATGGTGACGGTGAGGGAGCTCTGGCTAGACGGCCCCGCTGGTACATGTGGACGATACATCATCGCGTCGGGTGAGTACATCATCGACGACCAGGACTTTGCGGGTAAGGAGATGTACTGCCCCCTTGCCTTTGGCCGCTTCTTCGACACAGGCATGTTCCACGGCGGGGGGATGTTTGATCTAATGTTCTCCCTCCATAGGGAGTTGGAGAGGCTGCTCAAGTCCCTCTTCAACAACATCCGCGATATCGACAGGTATGGGGTGGTAGTGATGCCCCACGGGGCGTTCAACGACCGGGCGGTCCTCCGTGAGGTGGGTAAGGGTTTGAGGGCGTACTTCTACAGTCCTGATCCCTCCATGGCGGAGAACGCCAACTACAGGCCCTTCGTGATTCAGCCCTTCAACTCGGGGGACGTCCCCGGGAAGGTTGCCTCGTTTGCCAAGCAGCTCATGACCGACATGAACCCCATCCAAAATCTCCTCAAGGAGAAGGGTCGGGTGGACAGCTTCAGCGGTCTCCAGTTCCTCGATGAGCAGATCAACAGGGCTATGGACAACCCCATCAACGGGGTTGAGCAGGTCTTTGGCCAGCTGTATCGAAGTATGGCTTCCCAATCGACAAAGTACCTGTTGGCATCTCCCCGGGCCCTTCCTGTGACGAGGCTGACCTTGGACTTGGCGGGGGCTGTGATCGACCCGGAGACGATGGACGTCTCGTTCCACAAGAACCCGCTCCCCGTCCTTTCCCACCTGAAGTTCACGGTGAGGGAGGTCAATCCTCGGAGCGAGGCCGCGATGAAACAGGAGGGCTTGGAGCTGGTGCAGAGACAGATCAGCGACCCCCAAGCCTTCAAGATCTTCTGTATGCAGAACGGGATCAACCTGGCGACCTGGATGGACGACGACTATGCGGCATTCCAGAGCGTCAATAGGGACATCCTCCTCCTTTATGGGGACGGGACGGAACCCGGACGCTTGGTGATTACGCCACATAGGGCGAAGCCCGACCTTCAACTCCGGATTCTGCAAGGGTTTATGGCCTCTCCCGCTATGAGTATGGCCAGCGTTGAGGTCCAGGACGAGTTCAAGCGGTACAGAGAAACCCTCATGCAGTACCTCGGATTGTCCCTGCCGGAGGCCGTACCTAACCCGGATGATGCGGCTATGCTTGGGGCACAGATGCAACAGATGGCCCAGGCCCAGCCCCAGCAGCCCCAGCAACCCCAGTTGCCCCAGCAAGTACATCTTCACTCACACTCAGGAGCCCGGTAATGCCCCCCGAAGGACTCGAAACCCCCGCCCCCGAGACGTCCGTCACCCCCCCGAACACTCCTCCGGCGACTGATGTCGTCCCTCTTTCCAGGAAGGAATATGACGACCTGATCGCTATGCGGACCCAGGCTGAGGGCCTGCAGGCCCAGGCCGAAGAACTCCGCAACGTGGAACGGGCCACGACCGTTCTTCTTACTCCCGACGCACCCCCAGAAACCCAGGAAGCCGCCATGCGGTTCCTGATGGCCCGGCGTGGATATACGCCGGATCAGATTGAGACCTACGTTGCCCAAACCCGTCAGCCCCAGGAGCCCCCCGTGGAGCCCGAACCCCACCGCCGTCGTTCCGAACCAGACCCCAACCTGGAGGGGGTGGACTCCAAACAGGTAGCAGCCCTTCAGCAGCAGCTGGTGGAGATGCGGCAGTCCCAGCTCCAGAGGGATTTGGACAATAGTGTGAGTGCTGCACTTGACAAGCACCCTAAACTGGGTAAGCTTTTGGAGGATGTCCGGGTCGAGCAGGGTCAAACCCCTGAACAGGCCCGGGAGGAAACTCGAAGAATGCTCAAGAATGAGCTCCTTCGGGACACCCTCGATCGACTTCGGGTGCGACATTCCGCGCAGGGGAAGATCGGGGATGGGCAGATTGAGATGGAAGCTTCAGCAGCTGCGGAAGCGGTTGCCAAGAGGTATGGTCGGTTCGACATCGGTTCCACGTCCCGCTTGGGACGAGCTCCGGAAATCGAATCGGATGAGGATCTGTTGCTCAAGGCTCCAGCCGTGAAGGCTCCGGAATACAAGCCGGGGATGACGAGTTCGGAGGCCAAGGGCACCCTGGTGAACTGGGCTAAAGACCACCTAATGCGGGGGGTCGCCGAGGAATCCAGGGGTGGAAAGAGCCAAGTCTGATTGATTTTGGAGTTTGCCAATGACTACTGCACCGACCGGTTCAATCTTCTCTACGCAGAGCCTGCGTATTCAGGAGATCATCAACAAGGGCATCGACGTCCTGCTCCCCTCCCTGGACCCTGCCTGGCGTGACAGCATTGTGTCCAGCCAGGGGGTCATCCCTGCCTCGGCCATTGGTCGAGACATGAAGATGATTAAGGTCTACATGTCGGGACTGACGGGCGTGTTTGAGTCCGCCGCCTCCCGTGACGACTTTGTCCTCTATGGGGATGATGCTCTGGGTGGGACGGGTTTCCCTGCGGCTGCTGCGGGTATCCCAGCTAACCTGTTCCTGCAGGGTGTGAGCCAGACGTTCCCCTCACCCCTTGAGGGCCCCAATCAGGCTCCGTTCCGGCTTGGTGTCGGAATGCGGGCCATGGTGGGTTCGATCATGCTCACCCTCGGTGAGCTTCAGGCTGAGGCTCTTCCGGCCCTGATCGGTGAGATCATCGCCCCCAAGATGGAAGGGTTTGCCCGTAAGATTGCACATACCCTGTGCAACTACTGGTACCTGAGCCAGAACAGCTACTACTCCCTGGCCGTGATGGGTACGGCGACCACCGCCACCGTCAATGCCAATGCCAACTACACCATCAAGTTCAACCCCCAGAACCTGGCGACCAACCGGTTTGCCGTGGGTCAGCGGGTGGACATTTACGACACGACGGGCGCGACCCGGCGTAACTCCAACGGTGGAGCTCGAATCTGGCTATACGTGACGAAGGTTGACAAGCTCCGCAACGAAGTCACCCTGACCACTACGGTCGGTGGTGCGGTGCCGACAGCACCCTCGGGTTGGAGCCTCGCGACCACGGACATCGTGGTCCTGGCCAACTCCAAGGGCACGGCTAACACCCCCTATGCGTCCAGCCCCTACTTCACGGGCATCGCCGGTATCAACAGCTGGTTGAAGACCGGTTCCGGTTCGGACGACAACTACCTCCTCGGTGGGGAGCGGGATACGTCGAACTACATCGACGTGACGGCTTACCCTCAGTTCAAGTCGATGAGCTACAGCCTCGGCGGGAACGCCCTGACGGAGCACACGCTCCGGAAGATCTTCCGCCGGTGGAACGTGGCCAAGGCTGACGAGGGCTACGAGATCGACTACGTGGTCGCCTCCGACGGCGTGTGGCTCGCCTATGAGGCCACCAAGATCGGTCAGTACCGGCTGGACCGGACTGAACGGGTGTCGAGTCTCAAGAGCGAGGGTTCGTCCAACTCGATGAAGGACGAGGTCACCTACCACTATGACGGCAAGACCTACACCTTCGCCACCTCGGCGTTCGTGGAGTCCGGCACCGCCTACATGTACAAGCGGGGCGGCAACAACTGGAAGCGGATGATCCCGCCCAGCCCCAAGGGTGTGTCGCGGTTCGACCGGAGCGAGTCCTTCGCCCCCTTCGAGTTCGTGGCCTCTGCCCTCACGGGTTTGGCGACCAACCAGATCCCCATCTTCCAGACGGTCAACAACCAGAACCTGCTCACGGAGGCCGTACAGATGCCCGGTATGCTCCGTATGCAGTTGGTGCCCGACCAGCCCTGCGGCATCAAGCTCACCAACATCGCCGAGGATCGCCTCTACAGCGATAACTAATCCGACTCTCGGGCTCTTAGCGGGCTCTGGGTTCTCCTGGATGGCCTCGGGGTGTCAAAGCCCCGAGGCTTCTTTATGGGTGATGGTAAGGTTCCCGTTCGGGTTGATCTCCCCCCAGGGGGGTCCACAGGCCAAGTTCTGACCAAGGTTAGTGGTCTGGACCGGGACGCCACCTGGTTCACCCCGGTCGTCACCACCATCACCGGCTCCGCGACGCAGGTGGCGGTGTGCGACGGATCGGGAGGGGCGGCGGGCGCGGCTGGGTTGACATTCGACGGATCAACGCTGTCGGTCGGTTCATCGTTCGTAGAAATTGCCGCGATTCGCGCTCAGTCGTCGTCTGGGATGTCAGGATTTATTGTCGAGACCAGCGGCGGGGTGTCTTCGCTGAAAGTGTCGGAAGCGGTAACCGGAGAACCCATTGTCTACATGGGGGACGTGAACGGCGCGAACTACATAGCCGCAGACACTCGCGGATATTTCGACATTTCTGCATCGGTGCTGCTCCAGTTCGGAGATCCACAAGGCTTTGGTAACGGCAGCGTTTACGCGGTCGATGACCCCAACCAAAAGACCACCTCCAACGTGAAGCACGAGACTTCGGGGGACATCACCATCACCGACTCGGCCAAGGGGCTTGTCCTGAAGGACACCGCCGGTACGCCGCACTACTGGAGAATCAGCGTGTCCACACTTGGCGTTCTCACCGCCACCGACATCGGAACCAGCCCGCCGTGAGGTGGGTAGAATGGGGGATGGATATCCAGATTGACCCCACCATTGATGAAATCGCAGCGTTCGACGGCCTGACCTTTGACCCTCAGAGGCATGAGATCCTTCAGGATGGGGAGTGGGTGAGGTTCCTGCAAAGGAAGCTCGACCTCCCCGGCCTCTTCATCTACCGGCACCGGTTCACGAAGAAGTTCGTCCTGGCCTATTGGACGAAGAAGGACTACGGGATCTGTCGGGAGTTGGAGATCCTAGATGGGCCCCCCGGGAGACCGAACACCTCCCTACCCACCCTGGATTACATGAGACGGAGAACGAGGCCGGTGTTTGAACAACGGATGGAGCACGCCGAGGGGTTGAAGGGTATGAGGGCGGAGCAACGGGACATGGAGATGGACTCCGAGCTGGAAAGGTATGATAAGGTGAAGCACCTTAAGAGACAGGGCTTAGATGACGCGGCTCGGGTATTGGAGTCGGGAGTCCCCTTCACCGGGAAGAAGGAGGGTGGGTCCCACCTGGAACAGGTCAAGGAATCCCTTAAGGATGCCGGGAAAGCTCATTGGAAGGGGGTCTAAATGGACTCGACCGGATCTTTTCTCTACACCGTCATTGATCGGGTCCGGGCGTACATTGACGAGCCGGACATCGAGCAGAAGTACACCAACGACTTCATTGTCCGACACTGTATCATGCCGTCCCTCGTCGACGTGCTCGCCCGGTTGAACATGAACCAGGACAACCCGGTGGTATTGGAGTACTCCTTCGAGACCGACACGGACACCGAGTACTACCAGTTGCCCCCTTGCGTGCAGGAGGTCTGGAGACTGGTGCAGAAGAACAGTGATGGCCGAATCATCTCGGATGCCTACCCCCGTTCCCAGTTCCACGCCATGAACCAGGGGTGGTCCCTGGATGGGAACCAGCTCCGGATCTTCCCCCGCCCGGCTTCAGGATTGACGGTGTATGTTCAGTACCTGAGCAACGGGGACATCTACCCCCACTACTCGACGGGGGGAACCCTGGATGCGACCAAGACCATCCTCACGCTGGACTCCACCCCAAACCTGGGCCAGATGGACCAGCGAGTAAACGCCTATGCGGGGCAGGTTCTGAGGATCCTACCCTCGAACGTGGCCGCTGCCGTCGAGGAAAGAGTGATTGAGAGCAGTGAGGTCACGGCGGGGGTGTGGACGGCGACGGTGCGGACGGCGTTTACTCAGACCAGTGCGGGGACGGTCACCTATGAGATTGCACCTGCGGGCTCTCAACCCCTGTACGAGGCCGTTGCCACCCGTTCGGCCCTCAAGCTTGGTGCGTACCGACGTATTTCGGAGGCCCACCAACGGCAGATTCAACACCAGGAGAGGGAAGCGATGAAGACCATTCAGGACAACCTCTCCAATATGCAGATGCGGACGGGTAAGGGGTGGCAGAAAGCCACCGTGGATAACCCAGAACAGGGATGGCTCGGATGGACCAGGCTTCGGTAACCCATGCCGTACTACAGTGGCGCATATCGAGGGGGTTCGTACCCCTTTAATCCGATGGCGGGGGCCCAGCTCATCCAGCAGTGGTCCCAGTGGTTTAATCCCAACTTTACCGACCGCCAAAAGGAAGAGTTTCGGAAGAACCTGGGCATGTCCGTCATCCGTCCCGGGACACTCCGCCAAGAGCCTCTCCCGATTCCCCAATCTATTGGCGGTGTGACCTTCGTTTTCAACACGGCTCAAACCCCGGTGGGGCCCGGACCATCGCCCCTTCCTCCCCCCTCTTATTCCTCAAACCCCTCCATCCCCCCTCCTTCGATTTCGGGTTCGAGCTCCAGCTCCTCCAGCAGCTCCTCTTCCTCTTCGTCCTCGTCGTCCTCGTCGTCTTCGTCGTCCTCCAGCTCCTCATCTAGCTCCTCCTCGTCGGGTTCTTCCTCCTCGTCGATCGGAGACCAGATTGTGGACGGTGGGTGTATTACACCCAACTGCTTCCTCTGCTTCGTGGACCTGATTGACCACATCCAGTTCGATCTGGATGGGGACTTCGACGGGGTGGCCAACCTCCCCGTTGTGGTGTGTGACAGGATTGATCCGGCCCCCGGACCCTGGAACTGCTATGACGGGGATGAAGACAACGTACCTCCCTGCTACGCAGGCAAGTGGTGCCTCTTCATCTATCCGGCGTCTGAGTGTGCGTGCCCTCTAGACCCCCAGTACCCCTACGCTACTTGTACGGACAGTGGGGGTATTTGCGGATGTGCAATCCTGTTCCGGGGTTGTCCGGACAGCCCGGGGACCACCTTCAACTGTGTGCCACACGGGGCTTGGATTGTCTGTGGGGACTATTCCTGGGTGGATGTTGGTTGGTACTACGGCTATGGCCCCTAACAAAATAGAGAAGCTGCTGCGTACCTGCCCCGCCCGCCGCCAATACAGCTGCGGGATCATCGACGTGGAGATGGGGAACCCAACCCCTGTCCACTACACCGTCTGCGAGGCCTGCCTTGAACAGGGGGGTATGACCGGTGGAGAGAAGGTCCGGAAGCAGTGGGTCGAGGCCCGCCTTACCATCAGCGAGGAGAAGCCCCGGCCCGGATGCACTAAGTGCAGGGGCGTTCACGACTTCTTCAGGCAATACCCCCTCCAGGTAGAGAAGTGGCAAAGGGCCGCGTTGGACCGGGGTTTGGTGTTGGCCAAGGACGGTCTCTACAAGAACGGGGTCCTCCTCCCTACCCGTACCATGCAGGAGCTTGCCAGCCACCTAGGTTGCCCCCTCCCAACAGCCGACCTGGAGGGGGTGTTCGACCGGGTCGTCGTTATCAATCTCCGGCGGAGGGCGGACCGGATGACGTCGTTCTGGGCCCAGGAGGTGTGGAAGGAGTGGCCCTTTAAGACTCCGGAGCGGTTCGAGGGGGTTGATGGATCGCTGCTTCCAGTTCCTTGTGGGTGGACGTGGGGGTCTGGAACGTGGGGGTGTCTGCAGTCGCACCGGCATGTGTTGGAGCGGGCGATCCAAGATGGGATGGATAGCGTGTTGGTTTTGGAAGATGATGCTCTGTTCATGTCGGGGTTTGCGGATGGGGTACGAACCTTCCTCTCGAATGTCCCGGCCGCTTGGGACGGGTTGTACTTGGGGGGGCAGCACTTGGGGTTGCCTCTTTTGGCCCCGAAGCTGGTTGCCCCGGGGGTGGTGCGGGTGGTGAATCCGAATCGGACCCACGCTTATGCGGTGAGGGGTAAGTACATGAGAGAGCTGTATTCGGAGCTCTGTGATTTTGAGGGGCACTGCGATGCGCTTATGGGTCCCCTGGCGGGGAAGCGGCATGTGTACGCGCCTTCGACGTGGTTGGTAGCCCAGGCGGGAGGGAAGAGTGATATTTCCGGGGCTGTGGATCCAACCCGGTTGTGGGGACAGATGGCCCCCGCAGACAGGTGTGTGGTGGTGAAAACACCTCCGGGGATGGGGTATGGGTTGAGGTTGAGAGAGGTGGGGGGGTATACGGGCCAGGCTACGGACCATACGACGGGGGTGGACCGGTTGATTGTGAAGGCGGTGAAGGAGGGGGACCCCATAGAGAGAAAGAGGCTTTTCAAGGAGTGGTGGAATAGGGCCGCCTGGGAGAGTGTGGTGGGGTCGGTCAAGAGAACACCCTGTATTTGGCACCCCCAGATCCAAGGGTTTGAGTCTGAGATTCGTGATGCTCTTCACCCCGTCCCGGTAAGTTCGGTGGAAGTAAACCACCTGGAGGGGGTGACGAGGGGTATCATTGAGAATGGCCGAGCTTGGAATCCAACGGTGGACCTACGACCTGCGGGATGTGACGGAGAACAAGCGGACCGAACGGGCAGCTCTGAGGCCCGGGGATCCGAAGGTTGATGTCAATCCGGCGTGGGAACTCATTGGGGTGGATGGAAGCTTGGAGGGGCCCCTCCGTCCGTTCCCCGGTTTTGTCAACGTGTATGAGTTGGATCCGTTCACGAACCAGGAGACTTATCTCCCTGCGAACACCCACGGGTCGTCATCCCAGATCTTGGACTTCTGGCCTGTCGAGTTGCGGGTGGGGTCGGATGAGTACGCCTACGGGTTGGCGTACCGGGTGTTGAGGGCAGACGAGACCTACTCGGACGTCTTTCTGGATATTTGGCTTTCCAATAAAACCAGGGCCCACACGACGGATCGGTGGATTCGGGGGTTGCTGCTCGCCAAGGAAGTGGTAGCTAATGGGGGTCTGGTTGATGTGAAGACTCTGGGGCGGTTCGGGTTCTTGTCCATCCAGGGCCGTCCCCCCGTGATGTTCTATGCGGACCCCGACTCCTTGGAGACCATCAAGGTGGTGGGAAGCGACCCTGCCGGGACGGTGTTCCCCGGCCCCGGGGCTCAACCCAAACTCTTTGGGCCTTACAACTTCCTCGTGTCTTCTACGTGGAGCGGGTTGGGGGGGACCAACGAACCAACGAACGGAGCCACGTCCGTTGGCGGGGTGTTGTTTGTACCTTCGGGGGGAGGAGCCCTTTCGTCGGTGTATGCGGGGTTGAACCTCTTTTCCCTGTGCCAGGGGAGTGGGAGCTCCACGTCGTCGGGGTTTGAGTTGGGGCAGGCGGAGGAGGACGCGAAGATCTTCTACTCACCGAACGCGGTGGCCTTTGCTTACCAGCTCCAGGATTCCAGGACGGGAAGAAAGAGCCCCCTGTCCGAAATCACCACCTTCGATGCGGCGGTGTATGGGAGCACGACGGACGGGTGGTTCGGGATCGAGATTGTCTGGGACCCAGACAAGTGGGACCAGGCCCTCCTGTTCAGGAGCGTGGATACGACCCAGGCGGGGGGGCCGCTGGTCGCCTCGCAGCTGTTCTTGGAGCGGATCATTGATTTGGAGTGCTTCGATACGAACAGGACCCTGACGTCCCCTTATCGAAGCGCGGTGTACTTCTTCGAGCTCGACGATAAGGAACTGGTGTTCCAGGACATGTACCTGGACCGGGTCTCTTTCGACGAGACCATGCCGACTGGTGGGGCTATGGGGGTGCTGGGGAACACCCTTGTTGTGGGGGGTATCCGCGACCCTCAGAAGAGTGCCGAATCGAAGAATGACGCTTCGGACGCCAATAGGGGATTGGGTGAGATCCGGTGGAGCACCACCGTGGACATCAGTCCCGAGCTCTTCCCGCCCTTCAACCGCTATGTGCCCAGCGTCCCCAGCAATGAGGTGATCGCCTTCTCCCCCCTGGGGGACAACCTTGTGGGGTTCAGCCGGGACAAGCAGTACATCTTCCGAAGGGACTCCATCTACATGAGAGTCCGGGAGATGCACGAGGGGTTTGGGATTGTGGGGAAGAATACGGTGGAGCGGGTGGGAAGCCTCTGCTTCTTCCTCAACAACAGAGGTCTGAACTCGGTGGACGTGAATGGGCAGCTGGAGGACGTGAAGGCTCTCAACCACCTGTTCGTGCGGGATTGGCGGGTAGGGGCGATTGCGGATAGCTCCTTGGGAACCACGTATGGGGACTACGTGAGCATGGCCTTTGACCCTCTGCTCTCTACCCTCTTCATCCACAACTCGAAACTGGAGAAGACGGTGTGCGTTTGGTTCTCAACCAGCAAGATCACCGAGGTTTATGATACCCCCTTTATCGGAGCCAAACGGGGGCCCTGGCCCAAGGACATCCCGTTGATGCGGTCTGTAACAATGGCCCACGCGGGGTTGGAGTTGTATGCGGATGTGGCAAATCCGCCTTCTAACGTACGGACAGCCATCGGGTTTGAAAGTGAGCTTCAGGAGCGGGCCATCTTCGTGGAGAAGAACCCCGATCCGGGGTGGTCTTGGACCGACCCCCTGGGGGGGAGCAAGACGGGGTATCGGTTCCGGGTGTACTTGGTGGACAATGAGCGAGTGAAGACGATCACCGGGTCTACGGTGGGAATGAACTCCGTGGACCATGAGGGGGCTACCCGCGTTACCACGATGGACATCTTGAAGGATTCCAGGTTTACTACGACCGCTACGGTCAGTGGGTCGACGGTGACCCTGACGTCTTTGGGTGCAAACAAGCCGACCCTCGACACCTCCGTGAAGGGGGCCTACCTGTATGTGTTGGATTCGTCCGACTCTTCCTACATTGGGTTGAAGGCCAAGATCAGCCACTCCGCATCCAATGTGATCTCGTTGGCCAACTACTACACCGAGGACAACACGAACTACCTGGCCCTACAGGGGTTGCCGTCCGGCAGCCGCATTCTCATCTCCCCCATCTACTTCAGGTGGACGGGGTATCCGGTCATGGTGCAGACGGATGATGGGCAGATCTTCTCCAACCGGGAGTTCTTCCAGATCAAGCAGGTGGACGCTATCGGAATCGCCCTGACCAATGTGAGCGGGGCGGCCCTGGTGGAGGGGGCCGTTGGCAACCTGTCTGGAACAGGAAACTCGGCTACCGATCCCCGGTTTAGGGCTCTCGTATATAAGGGGTCGGAGGCGGATCCAACCGCTTCTGCGTATCCCCGCTCGATGAATGCGGAGAACGTGGCCAGCATTCAGATAGATGAGGGGCTCTACCATGCCGCGTTCGGGGCCAACAACGCCGCGACCAACAACGCCGGACGGTTCGGGTTGGCGGGGAACGTGCTCACGCCGGGGGTGGAGATCCTGGCCTGCGATATGGACTTCCGCCTGATTTCCGTGATTGTCACCGGGTCCATCAGGGATACCATTAGAAGTCGAATGGCGAGTACACGATGAGCCAGTTCCCCCTCTTCCAGTTCGGACCCATGATCCAGCAACTTATGGGCATGATGCCCGGGTTTATGGGGGGTGGCCCTACGCCCAACTTCGACCAGGCCCCCGGGGCTTTCATCAACAACTCCCAGCAGGGCCCCGCCATCAACCCCAACATGGGCTACCGAGGACCTAACCCGGCCGGGCAGGCCTACCTCACGTCCGGGTATGCAGACCCCGGCAACTACGGAACCTGGCAACCTGGAGGGGGTGGCCCCTCGACTTCGCCGACTCCAACGCCGAAGAGGAACCCTGTTCCGGGGGTGAACTGGGGCCAGATGGGGGGCGGAAAGCAGGCGGTGGACTACCAGAATAATCCCGGGTCGTTCAGGGGGGTGTACGCTCCCTACACCGGAAACCGGGGCGGGTACGCCGGGATATACTAAGGGGAGATTATGAATACCCCCGGATATGGCTCTTATGCTCCTCCCCAGCCTTATACCCCTCCTCAGGGGGGTATGACCACCCATCCATTTGCGCAGCCTCCACAGGGTGCATCGCCCACGAATGTGCAGGGGCCGTGGCAGAACATCTTCAACCAGTTCAATCCGGTGGACAACCTCCAGAATAGGGGGGTGGTAGCGGGGAACCAGGGGTATTCTCCGGCTCCTGGTCAGCCTGGGTATGTTCAGTTTCCTGTGCAGACGGGGAATCAGAGCCACTACCAGTACCAGAAGCCTCTGACAGGTGTGTTGGGGGAGCAGTTTAACCCGAACAACCAGCCCTCTATGGGGGGGATTCCTCTTTCTGCTCTAATGCAGGCTATGGCGAGTGACCAGCAGCGGTTGCAGCAGGGGGCCAACAACCAGCATGGGATCATGAATCAGCACATCGCGGGGATCCAGGGGGCAGCCGGGCAGGGGGCGGGGAATATCTTGGGGACGGAGGCCGGAAATGTGGGGATGTTGCAGCCCCTCATGCAGATGCTTTCGGGTGTTCAGACGAACCAGCTTCCGACTTGGCTCAACTACACGAACCCCACACTGACGAACGCCCAACAGGTACCGGGTCAGGTTCAGCAGGGGATTCAGCAGAACGTACTCCCCCAGATCCAGAAATCGGGAGAGCAGGCTGATTCGTCCCTGGGTCAGATGGCCCAGACGATTCAGAACTATGCGGACATGACCGCCCAGGAGGCGACCCAGGCAGCGGATGGTATCCGGAGACAAGCGAGGGCGGCCTTGCAGGGGATCTCGGCGGGGACGAATCCGGATGGGACGCAGATGACGGATGCGCAGAGAGCTGATCTGACGCAACGGGTTCAGTACGACACAGAGAACCAGGTAGCCCAGGCCAACACCCAGATCTTCAGCAGGTTCAATGAGGTGAAGGCTCAGATGGGACAGGCTATGAGCCAACTTATGCAGTCGGCGGCGGGTATCCATTTGCAGGGGGGACAGTTGGGCCAGCAGGCCGGAGAGTTGCAGCTCGGAGCGGAGCAACTAGCGGCCCAGGCGGGCATCCAGTTGGGGGCCCAGATGGTGGACCTGTTGAGTGGGCAGAGACAGGTGGCCCAGATCGCTACCCAGTTGGGTCAGTTTATCGCCCAGGCTCGGAGTGCGGCTGCTATGAACGCGGCCAACCTGGAAGTTCAGGGGAGGACGGCGGCGGCTCAGTTTGCACAGGCCAACCCGGAGAGTGTGGTTACGCTGTTTGATGGACTCATGAGCATGTACAACCTGCAGAACGCCGCCCTCGCCAATAGGCAGGCCGGTGGTACTGCGATCCTGTAAGGTGGACGATGCCTGACGCGGTGAACAGAATCTCGAACGTAGGTCCCGAGGGGGTCCAGGCGGCTGCCCAAGGGGCCAACCGATTCCAGGCGGACACCAACTCCTTGAGGGAGCAGTCGACTGCTGCGATGGGTCAGGCGTCGGAGACGCAGCGCGCCCAGATGCAGATGGGCAACCAGCAGTTGATGCAGGGCCGGGAGATCGCCGCCCAGCAGGGGATGCAGCAGAGACAGCTTCAGACACAGCGGGAACTGGCGGAGATGGAGCAGCTGTTCCACACCAAGTTGGCGGGATTGGAGACGGAGCGGGGGGTGCTCCTGGAGCAGTACAAGAACGCCCGCCTCACCAACGCCATCGACATCTACAAGGGGATGGGTCCTCGTCTCATGGAACTGGAGGCCCAGAAGCAAGCCTTGACCAGAAAGGGGATGAACCTGAAGGTGCTGGGCCAGTTCATGAACAACCCCGAGGGCCTACATAAGGACCTGTTCGACTCGGTGGAGCAGGCCAAGCAGGCTGACTTGGCGATCTCCAAACACCTGGGGGAAGTTGGGAAGGCCCAGATCTTCCAGCAGTTGTCCAACCAGATTAGGAAGGGAAAGGGACAGACCCCCCTGGGTTTGAACCATGAGGCCATCTCCCAGTCCCTTTTGGATGGGTTGGTGAATGGGGCAGAGCCAGGGAAGCTGGATGTGGAAAAGGCCCGTCTGGGTCTTTCGTCGCTCATCCGAGGCCTGGGCACACATTCGCAGGGGGATGTGGAGCAGGGGCTTATCTCCCTGGGCGAGAGTGGGGTGTCCATGAGGCACGTCCACAACGCGGTGGCCGCCCTCAGCGATATGAGCCATGGAGATCAGTCGGCATTTCAACAGGCCCTTCTCCAGAGCATGGGGCAATGGGATGCCCAGAAGGGCTCGCCCTTGGATCCAGCTATGGCTGATTGGGCCCATGAGGTAATCGGGAAGGGCATGGGCGCGTTCAATGACGCCTTCTCTTACTACAAGGCGGCGGCCCACGGCCTCAAACAGAGCGGGAGACTTCAGAGTACGGGGGAGGATCCGGATTTCGCAGCCTTCTCCGCCGAGGACGTACCTCGTATCATTGCCATGGCCGCCCATGGGCGGATCAAGGATCCGGAGATGCAGGATCGACTTGCTCGCCTCCCCGCTGACATGAGGAAGGCCGTAACGGTGGCTTTGAGCAAGCACAACATGGCCCTGTCTGGGAAGGCCGCCTCTCTGGGTTTGGGAGAAGAGGACATTAACTCCGACCCCATTACCCGGGCCAATGAGATGGAGACGCAGGGGATGGCGGGGCTTCTCAGCCAGGAGTCCGGCCTGAGCGGGGAGTTCGGTGGGGACGTGGCTCGTGATGATGCCCGTCTCCTTGAGGGATTGAGGGATAAGATCCGACAGCAGTATACGAACACCGACGAGTTCATGCAGGATCGGTGGAAGAACGGAGGAAGGAGCTTCTAATGGTTGGTCCCCTACTCGCCGCTCTTGGTCCGGAGATCCTGGAGCAGATCGCCATGCTCGCAGGGGCGGGCGTTATGAACAAGTTCATGACCAACCCGAAGACGGGCAAGGCGTCTCTGGGGGGTAAGGCCTTCATGGGGGTGTCGATGCTCCCTGCCCTTCTTGGAACTGTTGACCGGGGGGTGGAAGAGCTGGAGCAGTGGGGCTTTGACCCCGCCGGAAGAAAGTCCCGCTTCATGAGGGGGGCCCAGATAGGGGCCCTTTCCGGGTTGAATGAGGATTTGGAGATGGGCCTTCAAGAGGGGCGGGCGAGGGACATTGGAGAGTTGGCCACGAATATGAGTTACCTCAAACCGAGGGGTCTCCACAACGACTTCGCCGAGGGGTTGAGGGAGCAGTCGATCCTAAAGGGAATCCTGGAGGGGAACACGAACAGGCTGGGGCAACTGGCGGTTCAGGGCCCGCCCACGCTTCAGGAGATGGCCGCCCGCTCAGGGATCACATTTTGACTGGTGACCTCGCCAAGGTAATCGCCCACAACCTCTCCCTTATGCACAACGATGCGGGGGTTGGGTGTGTCTCCGCCGAGGATGGGACCCCCATCTTTGAAACCCCCGATGGGCCCGATTCGGACCCCCTCCAGGTATTGGAAGGGGGAAGGATTACCCCGAAGGATGTGAAGAGACTTCTGTGGGAACAAAGAGACAACGCCCTCCTCAACGACCTGGAGGGGGTGAGAGTTTGGAGTGTGTACGATGGAGATCTTGGGAGTACTGCTATTGGGATTTATAGGGTGGGTCCTGTGGGGTCTCGTCGGTCGTCTGAAGCCGAGCAAGTAAATGGCTAAGAAGAAACCCAACAAAAAGACGCCCGCTAAGCCCACTCCTCCCTCTACCTCCGTCCCCGCTTCTCATTCAGAGACGGAAGGGAGGGGGGACTCGTTCTATGAGGGATCCCATGGGCCCGCTCCCGAGGGCGGCTTTGAGGCCAATCCGCCGTCTTCTCCCCCAAGTGAGGGGTATCCCATTGTTCGTCTGACAGGACGGAAGGGCTCGGGTAGGAAAGCGACTGAGTATGGGGGAAATCCGCTGGGGTGGGCGGAGACGTTCCGGAGAAAGATGAGGGCGAAGGCCGCCGCTGCGGAGATTGCGGGTGAGAGGCAGATGGCCAGCTCGGGTCTCCCCGGAAGATTGGCGGGGGCATTCAAGAAGTATGCGGTGGCGGGTCAGTTGGATATGGCCGGGCGGCATCCCATTGCGACGGGAGTGCAGATTGGGACCGTGGCTGCTCCGATTCTGGGGGCGTTGTCGAAGGCCGTTCGGGGTCGGATGGATGAGTTTGGGGACCTCAGGGGGACTTTTGAGAAGAGGGCGGAGCTGGAAGGGCAGAGGAGGGCGGCAGAGCAGGCCACCCTTATGCGGGCAGAGCGGGTTGCGTCGTTGATGCAGATGAATCTGCAGCGGCTCTCCCAGGCAGCACCCGACCTGTATATGCAGATTGCAGCGGGGCAGAGGCTCCCTCAGGGGGCAACGGTGTTGGGTGGACGGCCGAGGACTGACCTGTTGCGGGATGTGGCACAGGGGATGGCGGAGGGTCGGTTTGGGGGTCAGAATCCGGACATGCAGATGTTGGAGGCGGGCATTGGGCCCGGTGGGTTGGTGGGAGGTCCCCCCAATGTGGGCGGGCAGGGGTCTATGATGTGACATGGCAGGTATGGCCGAAAACTCCCGTCCTATGAAGGCACAAAAGAAGGGCCCTCTTCCCCCAAATCTTAAAGCGAGGGAGTACCCGGTGGGGGTCCTACTGGGACGGTCGAGTACGATCCTTCGGGATATCCAAGCCGCCTCTCTTGCAGAGCAGAAGAAAGAGAAGAAGGAACGAAAATCCCCTTCGGGTCCCAAGCCCATCAAGGGGTACCAACTTCCCGTTCGGGGGGATGACTTCACCCCACGTCTCTATAAGACGGGGGAGGGGAGGGAGGAGTTTGAGGGGGATCACATCACCCAAAGGGCCAAGGAAAACGTGAAGGACGTTTTCTGGTGGGCATTTGAAAAGAGAGATAAGGGGGAGGTTAGAGCGGAGAAGGACCAGGAGATTGAGAGGGAACTACGGCGTCCGGGGAATACTCTGGAACAGCTTCGTCATCCCCTGTCTGAAGATAGGGCCAAGATGGTGCGGGGGCGGATGACGAATGAGGCTTATCGAGAGGAGGGGTTGGTACGGAGGAAGAACCCCCCAGAACTGGTGGGTGAGGGGTTGGAGTTGTACCCGAGAGGGGCCATCGACAAACTTAGGGAGTTGTTCGAGAAGAGCAAACACCCGAAGGTCCAGACTGCGTTGATGATGGAAATCGTCAAGCAGTTCGGGAAGGACGATCCAGACCTGGTCCACGAGATTGTGAGAGAGGGGTTGCTAGACCACACGAGCCCCTTTCACAAGGCGGTCGGATCCCCTCATACCATTACCACGGCGGCCGGAAAGAAGTGGGAGGGGTCGGGGCTATTCGGCCGACTAAGGTATGGGGTCCGAAGAAACCTGGAGGGAGATGCTACCCAGGCCCCCCTTGGGAGTTTCAAGTCGGACATGGCGGGGTATGAGAGGCACCTGCGGGAGATTGATGAGCTCACGGCTCCGGAGAGGTTCAGTCGGGCCGCCCTTGCTAATGACCCACGTTTGGGGGACAAGATCATCAAGGCCCAGAGGGTTCTGGACCTTATTGGGTCAAGGAGAGGGGGGTACGGGGATCACGCCGAGAGGCTGGAGAGGGAACTGCGAGGGCCGTCCACGAAGGCCAAGAGCCGGGTGGAGGGAGGTAGTATCATTCCGGGACCGGGGGTGTATAGGGAGGCCCTGGTACGGGGGGACTCGAAGATTCGGGATGCGTACAGGGAGATCCATCCGGCGGCGGCGGATATGGAGAAGGCCCCCCTGTTTAGGGATGTCATCCTGAAGAAGGCGGCACCACACCTGGAAGTGGTTAGGAAGGCTTTGGGGGCGGAGCAGAAACAGAAGGACCTCACCCCTAAGCTGGCCGATATGCCCCTATGGGCTCGGAAGATGAAGGCGGGAGGGATTCAGGGGGGGCAGAAGCAGTACCGAAAGCCCGAGTGGGATGCCACGGAGGCGGAAGCGAGGAATACTCTGTACCAGTCGGAGTTGAAGGGGTTGGCCCCCTGGGTGGGGAAGACCCTCAAAAAGGACATGAAACCCGCACAGGTACAGAAGGCGGGTGTCCCGCCCCAGTTGGTGAGAATCATCTCCATTCTTCTCAAAAGCCGTTGACCTCCTCCCAACCTGGAGGGGGGTATAATGGCCCTTAAGGAGTCTCTGAATGTTCACCGCACCTGTTCCCTCCCTGCAGAGCCAAGGCCTAGTCCAGATGGTGACGTTCGGTCCCTACACGGACAACAGCTTCAGCGGGGCGAAGATTTACACCCGCCTGCCTTTCCTGGCTGCGAGGATGTCTTCCAACTTGTCTGCCCACACCACTCCGAATACCCAGTCCAAGGGGGGTATCGTGATTGAGGAGGTGCAGGTGAAGGCGGACGTGTTGAGCGGAAATGCGACGGTGGCCAACACGTACTTTGGGATTTGCTGGACGGCAGATGGGGTGGCGGCCCCAACGGCGGCCCAGTACCCCGTATACCACCCGAGCTATGACATCACCTCAGAGCCGACAAACAACAAGCCGACCGGTACGACCCCCACGTATCTGGCGGGGGAGCTTATGAGCTGCAAGGCGTACAACGCCTCCACGAATACGAGGGGGATTGTGGCGGCCACGACCCGGGTGTTCAGCCCCCAACGGCCCAACGATACGACGAGGGCGGCGGGGTGTGCGAACGTGGTCCCGGCGGGGGCTAGCCTTTGGCTCTATACTGAGGCGGATCTGAGTTCGGACAATGACCTGAGCGGGTTGTACATTACCATCAGGTTCCGAGAGAATGTAGGCTAAGGGGTTGGGAAGACACGACTTACACAAAGGGTTGAGCAATGGCACTTACGGCAGTTTCCGGTCAGCTTCTTCGTCCTGGAGCAGAGGTCAACTTCGACGACTCACGGGATGTACTTATCCCCATTGAGGCGACCCAATCGACTACGGGCATCGCCCGGTTCATCTCGGACAGGAAGATCCTGATCGAGAAGATCGGCTTTGTCCAGGGTTTGCAGTCCACCACGGACACCGCGACCCTGTCGGTGTACTACTGGGACCCCACGGCGGAGTCCAGTGCCACGGCTGCTTCGGATGCGGCCAACCGGCTCATTTGTGACACGGTCAACCTCGGAGATGCGGGAGGCTCGGCGGCGGCGGTGGCCTATACCGAACTGCCCCTTAAGGTCTCCTCTGGTGTTCCGACGAAGAACGTGATCCCGGCGGGCTGGGCAATCTGCACGGTCACCTCGGGCGCGTGTACTGCCGCCGTCGGGCAGCTGCTCCACATCAAGTATCGAACCCAGCGGACCCCGTAAGATGTCTGCACACTCCTTCTCTCGGGGGCCGGTTCCTGATCGGGACTGGCCCCTTTTCACATGAGCCAGATGCCCCACATCAACGTCCCGGGGTTCAACCCGGTCAAGATCTATGACGTTCCCGGGATCGTTCTTCAGCAGGTGCTGGATAACCAGGTCACGGCCCGGGGCCTGCACAATGTGCTGTTTAATCCCGATGCCCTATCCCCCAGTGAGCGAACAAGCTTTGCGGACAACATGGTTGCCCATGCGGGTGGGGAGTCGCACCCCCTGATCCGGACGGCCATGCACGTCGCTCTTAACCCCTTGGTGTGGCTGATGTTCCTGGCAGCTGGTAGGGGGGCGGGGGCGAAGGCCATGGCAGCGGGAAGACCCATCACCGAGTTCAAGATGGGGGCAGGGACGTGGGCAGCCAAGAGCCTACCGTGGGCGAAGCAGGCGTTCCTTACGGTCAACCAGGTGTTTGCGGATAGCCCCATTACGGATTTCCTTCTGCATGGGAGCAACGCGAGAAACAAGGCCTACGAGGAGGGGACCCTGCCGGTGATTAAGGCCGGGGGGGACTTCCTGGAGTCGTTGAGAAAGGCGAACCCCAAGCTTCGCCTGCACTCCCTGGATCCGGGGGAGTACAAAAAGGGCACGGCTGAACACGTACTGGTTAAGGACTTGGCCAACATTGAGTTCGCCCTGGCCGATGGATGGGAGGGGGGGTCTATCCCCGTCCCCACGATCAAGCAGAGATACTGGGCTTCGTCCCACAAGGGTGGGGGAGAGTATGGACCCTGGGAGGAGATTAAGGCGGGGGCGAGGCGGAGATATGAGGGGTTGGAGCAGGATATCAAGGAGGAGATGAGGCAGGATCCTCTTCGAGAGCACTCCTCGAAGAAGGTTAAGAAGACGACAGAGTTCTACGAGAAGTGGGATGAACGGAGGCGTTTGATCTCGACGGCAGATATCGACCGCAAGGTTGCGGAGATGGATCAGATGACGGGAGGGAAGTTCACCCAGTACTTTGTGGCCAAGCAGAAAGCTTACCGGGATGGTCTCGTCAAGCTCATGTATGATGAGGAGGAGTGGAAAAAGAACGGGGTGATGCAGTTGGACATGGACAAGGTCGAATCCCTCTACTGGAGGGTCACGTCTGAGTCCATGCAGGACAAAGCATTCCGGCCCGGGCAGAACGACTTCTTCCAGGGAAGGGAGGCGATCGCCGCTCTCTTTGATCCGACCATTGCCGACGAGATCATGGAGGGGGATCTCACCTTGGACAACTGGAAGGACATGGTGAGGGCAACGGCCAAGACGTGGGAGAAGGCCAACAAGTGGTATATGCCTCGGAACACGGCGGCAGTAGTTCCCATCGCGGGGGTAAAGCTGACCCCCTCCATGCAGGAGATGCTGCAGAAGAACCCCCTGGCATTCAGGGCGACGAATCGTGTGGCCCCCCTAACGAGCCAGCACGTAGATCCGATGTTCCTCCCGGAGGACTATGACAGCATGGCGGACACCTTCTTCCGCCACCTGAAGGACAACCCGAAGACCTCAAAGCTCTACGAGGAGAAGGTGCAACCCTTCCAGGCTCAAAGAAGGAGGGTGCAGAAGTGGGCGGAGGAGGGGGCGTTGACGGAGAACGCCAGGGTTCCCACGGTCTTGACGGTGGACCCCCATAAGGCGTTCGACAAGTACATGCAGGACTACAGCGAGACGTTGGGGTTTGCCCTTACCAAACCGACGGAGTCCATGCTGAAGTATGCAGAGCGGTTCAACGACCACATGGTCAAGAACGCCCCGAAGGATGTGCAGATGTCTTGGAGGCTCGTGAAGGCCGGTCGGTCGCCAACGCCCGGACAGAAGGGGATCCCCTCAACGATCGCCCAGTGGCTCGATTACTACCACGACCAGCTCAACAACGTCAACCCCGAAGCGGCCACGTACATGCGGAAGGTGGCCATCCCGGCGGCTCTCGGCCGCAACGATGAGAAACAGACCGCCCTCCTGAGCAGCTTCATGTTTACCAAAGGGGCTCTCAGCAAGATGGCCTCAGGTGTTATTGGGCAGGGCTTGAGGAGCTTTGGAGGGGAACTCGGCAACCACCTCGTGGATCGGATGGAGGTCCTTGCCCAGGCGGAGACCCCCCAGGATCTAGGGGGTGGGTTCAGTGGGAGTTTGGCCAAGTGGTTCTACTTGACCCACCAGGGGTTGAACTTCGGGAGCGTGGTCATCAACGGGATGCAGCCGCTGCTGGGTACGGCCCCCATGCTTGGCGTGAACAAGATGATTAGGGGGTACGCGGACGCGGTGGGGGACTTCGGGAAGTTCACTAAGGCTCGGATCGACAAGTATGGGATCAAGCCCATCACCTCGGCCCAGCGTCTGGAGCTGATCCAGAAAGAGGTTCCTCACTGGGAACTCCTGGGCCTGGGGGAGAATACGTGGCAGATGTTCGATGAGGTGACGTTCAAGCAGACCCAGCCCAAGGTGATGAGTTGGCTTGACTACGCCGCCGACATGAGCATGAAGGGCTTCGAGACCTCTGAAGTCCTCAACCGGCTCTCGGCCTACCACGCCGTTCGTCATACCTACTTGGAGGCGGGGAAGACGGTCAGCCTGGAGGCCGGAAGCGAGTTCCTTCGAGACGCCCAGAAGTTCGTCCTCGGTACGCAGTACGGTCAGCACCCCCTGAATACCCCGGGGATCTTCCGAAGTGGGATTCTGTCCAACCCCCTCCTTAGGCAGTACATGACGTTCCCAACACGGGCCGCCGTGGACGCCTTCTACGCAGGCCCCAAGATGGGGGGCCGGGACTATTGGGAAGGGGCGGCCCAACACTGGCTAACGGGCTTGGGCCTCTCCGCCGTGGTTTATGAGGTGGGGAAGAACATGATCGGGGCTGACCTGTCCCGGGGCTTGTTTGCCTCCTCCGCCCTCGACCTGGTGGGGGGAGAGAAGCTCATGGACGGTGGCCAGGAGTGGATCCCCCTTCCGCCCATCGCCGCGATCCCCACAGAGTTCATCTCCGGGTTCGCCAAGGACGACGTCCGAATGATGAGCGATGCGGTCGCACGCCTGGTACCGGGCGGCGTGGCTCTGAACAGGACTCTGGGGATCATGCCCGACGTGAGCGGGACTCCGGCCGCCATCTTCGGCCCGCTCCAGAAGACGTATGCGGGGTGGAGCACCCCAGCCCCGGATGGGAAGGTCCCCGTCTTCAAGGGGGATGGAAACCTCATTGACTTCAGGAGCCCCAGTGAGCTGGTCATGCGGGGCCTGGGCGTAGACCTCGGGAAGTTCAGTGACTCGGGCCAGCTCGACAACTTCCTCCTCAAGAACCGGGAGGAGATCATCCGATACCGACAGCAGTACCTGGCCAAGCTCGTCGCCAATGATTACCGGGGGGCTCAGGGGGTACAGGCCCAGTTCCAGAAGCGGTTCAAGATGCCCCTCACCGTGACGAAGCAGCAGATCTCCGCCTTCGTCACCAACAGGGAGGCCCCTCGAACGGAGCGCATCCTCAATCGCATCCCCCTTGAGGGTCGGGGACAGTATCAGCAGATGGTGGCCCGGGGTCCCTATCACCTGGGGATCCCCAAACAGGAGTTCCTCCAGAACCCCACCGTCGCTTCCCGGGACCGGGAGCACCCCGGCCTCACCAAGAACCAGCTGCAGGCCATGGTGGACAGGGCGATGTCCCAGAACCAATCACCTGGAGGGGGTGCCTTCGATCCCTTCAGCCCCCCTTAACCCCGGGACTTCTTGATAAAGTCGAACAAGAGTTGGGTTGTTAGGGCCCTTGGTCGCTCGGGTTTAATAGGAGGAGGTATGGGGGGTTTAGGTCCCCGGCCTCGGTCCAGACGCCGTGCGGCCAAGTCCCGTAGGGCGAACTCTTTGGTTATCTGTCTTCGATTTCGATAGGCCCCGGAATCTAAAACCTTAGCCTTGTCAAGGGAGTAGGCTCTTTCTTCCCGAGAAGCTATGAGGTCTGAGGGTCGGGCGTCTTCCAACTTTAGTTTTGCGAGGGCATTTAGCCCAAACTCGTCGGCGAAAGCTTCCCTGTTTGCCCTTTCATAGGCGTTTGAGTCTTCCGAATAAGGACGGGGGTTGTTGTAGTGTTTATAGGGGCCAGAGGCCAGATCTCGGGGCCTGGTGTCCTGGGTATGGCCTATCTCATGGGTAAGGGTTGTTATAAAGGAACGAAGAAGCTTCTTATGGGCATCTTCTTGCAATCTGGAGGGGGTGCCGAGACCCCCAAGGTAGTTTTTGTATGGGCCACTTCGGAATAGACGATGAAGGGCCGCGAGGGCCGGAAGACGGGCATGGGAGGGGAAGAAGATTTCCGGCGGTCCCCCCCTTCTTTGTTCGGCGGCTAACTCAGCCATGGGCCCGTGACGGGCCTCTGGGACTCCACGGGACGTTAGGGCCCTACTAGCATCCTCCCCCAACCACACTTTAGGGGTGTAGTTGTTTTTGAGGAGGCCCTCCTTCCTCATTGCATCTAAAACCCCCGCGACCACCTTATCTGCTTCCCCCTCCGAAATACCCTCCGCCAGAGAATCAAAAGGCAGAAGCTTCTGGATCGCGGGGATAAGAAGGGGGGGCTGTTGCATAGGGGAGTCTAGGCGAGGCGGGCCCAGACGGTAAAGCTGGAGTCGGCCCGTACCTGGACAACCGCCGGGTGTTGGCGGTTGTAGAGCTTCGCGTAGAGGGAGAGGGCACGGGGGGAGTCAACTGGTCCGAACACCCCCTCCAGGTTGTGGAGGATCTCCGCGCCTCCCATGGAACCGGACATGGCAACGAGTGGGTAGGGGGAGGAGGGTGGCCAGACGACGCTCCAGGGTTGGACCCCCAAGACGTCGGTGGGCGGGGGTTCGTATTTGAGAAAGGAGGCGAGAAGCTCTTCAGCCTTGAGGCGTCGACGCGCTGCTGGGCCCCTGTAACCGGAGTGCCAGACCACGAACCAGTCCTTGGGGGTTCGGACAAGCATCATGAGGGCGACGGTGTTGATGCGAGACCGCATCTCCTTCGTCCAGCTACTGTCCTTACGGCGGCCCTGGGTGGTGATGGTCACTTGGGGGACCATCTCGTACCAGCGGCCGTGGCTGTCCCCCAGCTGTTTGCGGCGGAAGATCGTACAGTTCACCGGAACTGGGGGGAGGGCCTCGCCGAGGTCGCCGAACTTCCTCATGGAATGCGTCCCCCCAGCTACGCACCGGGGGGATACGACGAAACCGTTGTTGGGAAAAGGGCCCCGGCTGTGACCCCGGAGCCCCGGAGATTGACCCCCACCCGTCTCGTATCCGGGCTCACCCGTAGGGCGATCGGGGTCCGATCATGGCGAAAAAGAAGCCCGGACCACTGGGGTACCGGGCTACCTGGAGGGGGTGCTTAGGAGATGTTACCGAGGATCTTTTCCGTGGGCCACTCTTTGCCCTTCGCGTCCTTACGGTAGGCCACACGGACGTTCACGGCAACCTTCCGACCATCGGAAAGCTTCTTCATTGCCTCTCCCATCTCCGCCATCAGATTGGCGGAGGGGTCCCGATCAAGCAGGCCCTTGAGATGGCCAGCGAGCCGGTTCTTGTCCATCTCGACTCGGGTGCGGGCACCGTCGTCGGTCAGGGCAAGGGGGTTCTTGGGGAGGTTGAACGAGGCCCCCGTGAAGGAGTAGGGGTCGGGGCTGTTGGAAGAGGGGATGGGCTTGATCGTGGTGTAGTGGAACGACACCCGAACCGATTCAAACTCCTGGCCGTCCTTTTGACGGAACTTGCCGGGGGTGGCGACCACGCCCGTAACCCAACATTCGTAATCCCCGGCCGGGGGCATATCGGACTGGAACTCCCCGGTGTCGGGGCGGGCCCCCGCGAGGGCGTTTTCCATACCAGCGAACAGGGCAGCGACGTTGTTGTCTGACATTTGAAACTCCTACTTACTTGGACAGTTGATCCGCTTGACGATACACGGTGTCTAGAGCAGTCCAGGTTCCCACGTCCGGAAGCGGAATCCGTTCGGGGAGGGGGCTGAACGTGCGACTCTTTAGGTAGGGGAGGAGCTCCCGTGTGGTCACCGAGAGGGAACGGGCCCGGACGGGTTTCTTGACCGTCCGACGTTCAATGGTAGTCTGGCCCTTCAGGGTCACCGGGACTTCCTCGATGGTGTCGACGAGTTCGGTCTCGGAGAGGAGGTGGCCGGAGAACTCGACGATGGGGTAGATGCGATGCCACAGGGCATCCGAGATCTGGGGCTCGGGACGGATGATGACCGAGTTCTCCCCTTGGGGGATCTTCACCTGTTTGAGGTGAAGGATGTAGTGGACCCCGTAGCCGTAGGACCGGAGCTCGGTCATGGTATTGACGACCGTGGTGTAGAGCTCGTCCCAAGCGGTCTGGCCGTGTAGGTCTCGCCATGCGGTCTTCCCCCCCTTCTTGATGATGTAGGGCATCAGGAGGCGGATCATGGAGGAGATGGAATCGAACGCCACGGTCTGGGGGCGGGTTTCGTTCTTTAGGGCCAACTCTTTGAGGAGGGCGATTTTTTCCATGACCATGTCCCAGGTGGTGACCACCGCCTTCTCGTTGTCTCCGATTACCTGGCCCCGCTCATTGATGTAGGGCCAGATGGTCGCCCGGCAGTCCTTGGTCACGATCCGGGACTCGTCGAGGTTGAAGATAAAGGCATCGGGGTGGGACTGGTAAAGAGCCGATTTCCCCTCACCGGGGTAGCCAAAGATGACTGCGTTGATGGCCCCGAGGGGGGCAGCGACCTTAATCGCCGTTCCTCCGCCCAACCGTCCGTACTTGGACTGGACGGTGGTGATCCCGGAAGCCAGAGATTGGTGCTGAAGTGTGCTCATTAGGCGGCGGCTCCGGGGAAGGTGGGATCAGGGATGGTGAGGGGGTCAGTCAGGAGGGCGTTGACCGGGCTCCGGGGGCGGGGCGACCGGCGAGGAATCATGGGGACCTCCTCCACCATCGTGGGGGGAGGCGTACCTGTAGTCTCCCGCACACCAGTGGGGAGAGGTTCCTCTTCATCCTTTGGGGGCTCCCAGAAGGGGATCTCCATCTGGCCGGGGACGTCCTTCGGCCCCTCTCCGACTCCGATGTGGAGGGTCGTTACGACCCCGGACGCAGAGAGCAACTCATTGAACCTGGAGGGGGTGACTGAACACCGGTAGGTTTCGCAGAATGCGGTTCGGAGGGCGGCCCTGGAGAGGTAGAGGGCCCCGTCCTTGGTGGCGGCCTTTACGAATCCCCGAAAGAGGGGGGTGAAGACGGTGGACTGGATTTGGGGGGCAAAGGCGGTATAGAGGGATCGGCCTCGGGCTCGCCGCTTAGGCGACCGCTTGGGGGATTTCTTGGCAGGCATGAATGGACTCCGGATCTGTGGGTTTGCCCAGGATGAACCGTTCTTCCTGGATGATTGAGGGCCACTGTTGGACGCTGCTGAAGTAGAAGGGGGCGTAGATCGAAAGCTTGCCGGTAGGCATGATGGGAGTGCGTCGGGGGAAGTTCTCTGGGACCGCTTGGAACTGACGCCAGCGGTTGATCTCTGATAGTCGGAAACGATACTCGCTCAGTACCATATCGTCAAGCAAAGATGCTTCGGTAAATGACAGATTTACTGGTGGGGAGGCCTCCCGTTCAGGGGATAGGTGGCTATATTCGCCGACCCCGTTGTACCAATCACGACAACGACGGCGATAGTTTTCGGGATCAGGTTCACCAAAGTAGATCTTCTCGTTGCGGGGCTGACCCTTGCGGGGCCCGGACTTGAATGGGGTCTCATCGAGAGTGAAGTGCCTGTCCGACATGGACATACGGATGGTGGGTTTCTGGATCCCCAGGTGGATCATCCCGCCTAGCCTGACGTCCCGAGGGAGTTGGGGGTAGAGCTCGGAAATCTTTCCGCTTTCCACCAGCTTCTTCAGGATGTACATGTAGTGCCAGGTCTGCATCTCCAGGGTGCAGGCGGAGAGGCGGATATTGGGGGACTCCGTGCAGGTCTTTGCGTCCAGAATCCAGAGGGTCTTCTGCTGGGTGTGGTAGAGGAGCCGATCGAGCTGGCAGATAAGGGCCATCCGGGGGGCTTCCTGGTGGGTGAGGAGGATCTCAGACCCAAGGTCTTCCCAGTAGGGGCGGGTGAGGAAGTCTTGGAAGGTCCCCAGCTTACCCGTAAGGGGGATGGATGCGGCCACCTCGAACCAGGACCAGGCGTTGTAGAAGTCTTCCTTGGTAGACTGTTCATACCGTTGCCGGGTGTCCCCGGAAATGGCAAAGTTTTTGGCGACCTCCCGAATCTCGGAGATGCGATCGCAGAGGAAGGACTCCATCATGGCGGGGATGAGGGAGGGATCTGTGCGGAGGAGCTCCAGACGCTTGTGGAACCACCCACCTGCGGAGAGGGCCTCCGAATAGGAAAGGGCGGGGGCGAGGCAGAGTCGCCGGGATAGGTAGAACTGGAAGGGGTCTTTGATGAGGTCCCAGTCTCGGGACCGAATGGGCAGGATGTAGTCGAGGATTCCTTGGGACCGGAGCCATCGACGGGCATCTTCCCCCCTCCCTGTGGGGGGAGGGATATCGGGAATAATGGGGGGCATGGGTTGTTCCTGGATTAGCGGGAGAACCGACCGAACCTATTGAACCTTCCCACTTCTGCGTAGTGAAGGCCCTCTGATCCTACGCCCATCGCATTCGTAATCAAGTCTTCGATCCGCGCCGCCTCCGCCGCCTGCTCCGCATTGGTCCAGTGAATATCAGACTTTGCAGTTGGGATGATGTAGTCGGTGATAGTCCCATCGGCCTTCCATGCGGCGGCCTGGGCGATCATGGAGGTCTTCGTGGTGCCGGTGATGTCGGCCGAGGGGAGCATCCAGAAGACCAAGCCTTGGGGGGCGATGGACCGAAACCGCCTAAACGCCTCGGCCGCGCTCCTCAGGGCCCCGTACGCGCTGATGTCCGCGCCGGAGTTGGGCGACGCCGCCGCCCGAGCCATCGTGTTCGTACCTGCTGCATAGAGCAAGATGTGGGTAATGGGGCCAGAGGATTGGTCGGCGACCCGGGCGGGGTCGGTACCCCCGATGTTGTCGAGGACGTTGAGGGTGAAGCCGCTCTGGGCCGTCCCGTCGGAGTTCTTGTCGGGGCCCATAAGCGAACCACCAATGGCGTTGGTGTGGACGTAGGCCAAACGGCGGGTAAAGGCGGGGGAGAACCTCCCCTGATACCCCCGGTTATCCGTAGTCGTTCCGGTTTTGGGGGTTGCACAGGAAAGAGAGTCCCCGTCAATGTTCAGGCCGATATCCCGCACCCCCGCATGGTCAAGGGGGTCCACATAGGTCAACCCAGCGGCGGTGAGTTCCGCTTTGGCGGATGCGAACTCCGCATCCGTGGTGGGGTTGTAGAACCGCTGCATCAGGTTGTGGAATCGGGCGTAGTCCATTGGTAGGACGGGCCGACCGATATCCATGATGCATTTGAGGACCAGGGATGCACCCTCACTGGCTGTGGACGCCCCGATCTTGCCCGCCCCTGTTAGATCATTGGCATAGTCTCCAGTCTCTACGGTGGCCGTGGTCCCGGCGGCGATCCGCCCCCCGCAGCCGATGAGGGCCCGGCCTCGGATTCCATCCCGTCCTGTCCCGTAGCACCAGGTGCCAACCTGGGGGACACAGGGGATACGGGGGAGCGACTTATCCGTGGATCCTGCGATGCCTGAGGTGCTCGCGGGGTACACCGTCGTTGACCCGTCGGGGTCGATGACCGGGAGACCGGCCAGCACCGAAAACCCCCACGAAAGGCTTGTTCCCGTGTAGGTGAGCACCCGCTGCCACGACTGAGCGAGGACGTCTTGGGCCATGACTGAACCACACACGAGTACCCCTCGCCTCCGGGTCTTCCCATTGGGGGCCACAGCACAGTTAGCGTACTTGGGGTCCCCCCCTTGGGCATCCATCTGGTTGTCGAAGGAGATTCCAAGCCTTTGGAGCTGGTCGAGGTGGTAGAGGGGCGCGTTGACCCCACCCGGGTTGGTCATACTCGTGCCCCCAAACCCAGAGGTATCGGAGACAGTGCCCATTGAAGCTCCATCTGTTTGGGCTCCGCCGCTATCCGCTGAGTAGTAGAACGCCCCGTTAAGCCCCAGGGGGATACCCGCGACTGGGGTCTTACTCATGCACTGCTGGATGGCGTACTTCTCGTCGGCGGTAAGGAGTCGTTTGATGATGATGGCGTAGGCACACTCCCAAGAACCGGTCGCGGGGGTGTAGGCGTCGTAATATGAACCAAAGGTCAGGTAGTCCCCGGCGGTGGACGAGTCGGTGAAGGTGTCGGCTGTGGTGATGTTCGTGAGACTGGTGGTGGCGGGGGTCATTACCTGACCGTCCACTTCGAGCGCGATATGGCTAGGCAACCCTGCCGTCTTGTCCCCCTTGCGGTACTCCGCCAAGAACATGTGGATGTTCGTGTCCTTCCAGAACGCATCGGTAGGGAGGGTCCCGTCGGCAGTGTTGAAGGCGATGTAGTCTACATTGCCCCCCGCAGCTACCAGCCGGAGAGTGGCGGTGGTGTCCTGACCCGAGTTTGCAATGTTGTTGTTTACCTCAAAACAGACCCCGTTCCTGCCCGCCGTCCCCGACGCACGGCGGAAGTCGAAAAGGCCCCTATAGGAGGCAGTTCCAATGTTGAGTTTTCCTACGAAGATGACCGTCAAACCCTTACCCCCGATGGAAGCCACCACCCCCGAGGCCGAGTCGTTCTGTCTGCGGATGTACTTGCCGTTTGAGAACAGCACCGAAGCGTTTGCTTCGTTTTTACTTTCGTCGATCAGGGGGGCAGACCCATAGGAGGGAGAACCAGCATCAGTAAAGTCTCGGGCGTTGCCGCTCTGGTCGGTCGCGTCCACACCAAGGGGGAGGACACAGTACAGGTCCGAACCCAGCTGCGAGACGAGATAATCAACCAACGTGTTGGTAGTGGTGGTCGGAGGGGCTGGATATGGGGTAGGCATTAGCTTGGGTTCCTGTTAGGAGCGGCTGTCGAGGCGGGACTCGGCTCTTGTAATCCGGTCTTTAAGGTTGGCAATCTCGCTGGTCAACAGAAGGTCCACCTTGTTCTCAATGTTCTGGATGCGGCTGGCTACCTTCCACACCATGGCACCCAAGGATGCGGTCTGCCCCGCAACCAGGGAACCTAGGAAGAGCCAGTCACCCGGGGTCAAAGCGATTTGAGCCACCTCCAACATTACACACCCCCCTTTTTGGCGGCCTTAGCGATCTCCACATCCTGTTCGGGGGTTGTTACCTTATCCACGGCAGCCCAGAAGTTGGACTGCAGGACGGGGTCGAAGGTCTTGACCGCCTTCTGGATAGAGGCCAGGGCCCCGTCCTTGTGCTCCACCCCCGTGGAGGTGAAGGTGGGAAGCAGATGGACAGCGAGGTACACCCCCACCCCGCCCAGCCCGTACCATAGAAGGTCGTTGTTGATGGCCACCAACAGACAGCCCACACTTGCCAGACCACACCCCGCCCAGTGGTGCAGGTCCGTGGGGTGGGCACGATACTTCACGTAGCCTGCGATCCCAAATCCGACGGCCCCCAAAAGGGCAATGATAGTTAGCGTCTTCGGGTCGACCTTCGCCGAGAAGTTGCCCTCCAGGCCGCCGCCCTCTGCCTTACCCCCTCCAGGTTGGAGGGAGGCGTGGCCCGACTCGACCCGAACATCGGAGGCCTTTACGTTGTCCCCCCGCCCATCAAACCGGGATCCCGTAGCGGAGGCGGAGTCCTTCAGGGTTTCGTGCCCCCCTGTTGAGGTGGTCTCAGTAAGCTCACGGTAGGGTGTGGAAGGCGGGGCCACAACACCTGGAGGGGGTGACTGGGTCCTGGCGTAGTTGAGCCCCAGAAGGAGGCCTACCCCCGTTGCACAAAGCAGGGAACTTCCGATGATGACGTAGGCGAAGGTTTTCACTTCTTGGCTCCTGGGTTGAGGAAGAACTTCATCTCCTCTTCGGTCAGAGGAGTGCCTCCCCACTTTATGGTTCGCTGGGTGGTAGTGGGACGGGCTACCTCTGCCGTGTGGGTAATGGTGTTGTCACCCCCCTTCCCGGAGACCGAAGCACCGCACCCCCCCAGGATTAGGGGGAGACTCAAGACACAGAGGAGGGGGGTCCGTTTCATGGTACATAGTCTCCAATGGTGGAGGTCAGGTCACCCGTGGTGATCGTATCCGCAGAAACGTCGATTATCGAGTTCCGATCTGGGGCTTCGTGGTCCGCCCCCTCTTGGGACTGGATGTACTCCAGGGTGCTAGTCAGGATCTCGGGGGTGGAGTATTGGGAGAAGAGGAGGATGTCCCGGTACTTGATCGTGGAGGAGAACATCCGGAGGGAGTGGGCGAGGGTGAGGTTTCTGAGGGACTCGTTCTGGTTGCCCGGCCAGATCTCGGGGATGCAGTTGGGCATGAGCTTGATCGACCTCATGTCGTTCATGAAGGCCCTCCACCCCCGTTCGGCTTCTGGATAGGCCATCGCTACCGCCCCCGAGGCGTTGGAATAGGCCTGAATGCAGTTGCGGGTTCCGGGTGGGTAGAGGAACATGGGCCACCCGTTGTAGTCATGGGGGGTGAGGTCGTTGTATTGGGAGTCGTCGTAGGGGTTTTGGATGCTACAGGCGGGGCTATTCACCCAGATCTGGGTGGGGGAGGCGTTGTAGATTCTAAGCCCGGAGTCTGAAAGGATCTTGTGGATGGATCGGAGGACCTGACGGGTCATCCAACAGGCCATGATTGCCCGGCAGTATCGGCCATAGGGGCCCTGGTTGAGCCAGTCATCGGAAGCGTCTGGAGAGAGGGCGGAGATCCACTCGGGCATGAGGGACCGAGCGAAGGGGTCAGTCCAGAAGGTTTGGGCGGCGTTGTATGAGGACTCCCAGATGGGACTCAACTCACAGTTGGTAAAGAGGAAGGAAAGGGGCAGGGCGGCGAAAGCGTCGGCGATATAGGTCGCCCTATCCATGATGTTCTCGGGGAGGAAGATACCGTTGTTCTCTTGGTAGTTGGCAAGGATGCTCTCCGGGGTCTGGTTGTAGAAGACATCCTCCACCAAATAGGCCAGGCTTATCCCCCGGTTTTCAACGGGGAGAGAGGCAAGGTCTGAGAGGGCGGTGGCGGTGGCCGTGGGGACATCGGGATCGACGGAGTTGTTCCCCAAGTTAATGAAGTACAGGGGGTAGACGAAATCGAGATCAGGCGAGTCCGCAAGGGTCCCGTTGTCCAGCCAGATTCGTACAGGACTGGGCATACCCCCTCCAGGTTATTTGATAAGGCGACCGAGGACCATGGCAGCAGCGGCGTTGGTGATGGCAGCGGCCTGGGATACGAGGACCACGATCTTCGTGCATCCAGCGGTGTAGTAGATGGGTCCGTTGACGAGGGAGAGGATGTTCGTGGACATGTCCACGAACTCGACACCCCCCGTGGTGTTGATGGAGAAGGAGGTTGAGAAGGTCTGCTCGTGGTCTCCCGACGTTGGATGGGTGAGGGGTACCCAGATCCCCTGGGTCCGGACCTTCCAAGTGCTGGTCCAGTACGTGGAGTTGTTGTTTGCGGCGGGGTTGGTGTCGAGGGGGTTGGGCCACCTATTGGCAGTGGTGTCGTACTGATGGGGGAGGTATGGGGGGGCCCCGTTGATGGGGAGCTCATTGGGCATCCCGAAGGCCCGTACCTTCAGGGCAGTTGTGATCGTGGGGGCCGCCGTACTGGAGGCGATCATTGCCAGATCCAGGTAGGTAAAGCCCGGGTTCGTGACAAGAACCACGTTGTTCCCGTAGGTATCCAGCCCAGTACCCAGTCCGAAGGGGTTATCCGGATCCGTGGATGCAGCCAGGGCGTTCTTGTTTACCACGGCATAGGGCAGACCAATGGTGTTGAGGTGGGGGCCAAACTGGTCACCACCAAGAGAGAACTGGAAAGGGGCAAGGGGATTAGATCCGGGCATGGTTAGGCTCCATCTGTGAGGGCGGCGTTGATGAGCATTCTAGCCACCCACTCGGAGGTGGCTCGGCGATGGTTCAGGGTTGTGTTGGGGCAGATCAGCAGATGGGCGTGGGGAAGGTGCTCGGCCAACATCCGCTGGAGCCCGTCGTGAATCATCCCATAGTGGGGGTGGTGGAGGGAGTTCTGGGAGAGGTCTACTAGGGTTCCTTCCCAAACCAGGGCCGCCCTTTTGAACCCGCCCCCGGCGATACGGGCGAACTCTGAGATCAGACGCTGGCGACGGACGGGATCGAAGACGTTACCGGCTACCTCCCGGAGCCCCCTCTTGGTCTCTACCACCATCGACTTCTCCCAACCCTCCAGCTGGTAGTCTCCGGTTTGGAGGTCAGACCGCTTTATCACCAACTTGACGGTGGTGCTTACACACTTCTGCGGGGGTTTATCGGGGTCGAGGACGACCAGGTGTTCGGGAAATGGGAGGGGTTTGTTTTCACGGGTGTCTTGCAGAATGACCCACTGTTTTTGCACGGGCTTTCTCCAGCAACTCCTCCAAATAGGGGACCGCCAGCCTGTGCATTTTGGCGACCTCCTCTTTGGAATACCCCAAGGCGAGATGTTGTGTGATGCGATTCCACTTCCCGCCCCCCAAAACAATCGGGGGGTTCGTTGGAAGGTCGTACTTCTGGGCAATGGCAAACACCCGTCGGAGGGGCGTGCCCACACTCTTTGCAATAGAAGACGCGCTTTCACCCGAACGGAGAAGGGCCTGCACTTCCTTGGTACGGGGGGAGATGTTATTGGGCACGTCGTATCTCCTGAATCTGGGCGTAGCACTCTCTGAACTCTGCACGACGTTGATCGTACCAAGCACTCCGCCCCCTATCCATAAGGGCCCGGATGGCCGCCCGGTCTTCGGGCCGGGCCCGTTCATGGGCCTCATTGCCTGCAATGTGGAGATCCACAAGGTCGTGTCGGACCCCCAGCTTGTTATTGGACGGGGCGGATTTTGGTTTCGTACTTGAGAGGGACATGGCAATCTTGCCTTTCACAAAGGATAGCCCACAAGTCCTGTGTGGCTACATGGTTAACCGCTTGTTCACAGATTTGGAGACACGCCCTCGCGTCTGCTGGCGTGCGGCAGTCAAAGAAAAGGGCGTCGTAGATGTTGAGGAAGGGTCTGATTGGGTTGTCGTCGAGAGGTCCCAGGAGGTGGTGGACAGTCGATTGGATTCTCAGGAGGACGTTCCCGGCCGTGGTCTGGACGGGGAAGTTTACAATCTCATTCCCCTCATAGTCGGTCCCTCCCCCAAACTGACGAGACTGTCCGGTAATGGGCAAGATGATGTAACCGTCTCGCTTGGCGGTCTTAAGGAGTTCTTCCTGCCAAGCCCACAGGCCCGGGCGAAGCGAGGGACGAGAGGCTTGGATGGCCCTGAAGAAGGGGAGGGGGACGATCTCCCCAAACATATCGAGGAAGGTGGCCTGCATTCTCTCAGCCGAGGCCCGAAACAGGTCGGCGAAGTTGAGGGTCTTACCCCCCTGCCGTTCGTACTCTTGGAATCCGGGGTGGGTCCGGAAGTCGGGACCGTACTTCTTCGTAAGTCCCTCTAGGGTAAAGGCTTGGATAGCCCGGTCCGTGTGGAGGTCAGGCTTGGGTTTGGCATACTCAGCAACGAGGGAAGGGTCTTTGCTCAGGAGAGCAGCCACCCTGAGTTCGATCTGGGAGAGGTCGAGGGAGATGATTACGCCGTGTGGCCACCGGGACCGGATGCACTTCTTGATCTCGGGGGGGAAGGTCTGGGCGGCGGGCTTCTTGCAGGTGATGCGGCCCTGGAGGGTGCCTCCAAAACCCCCCGAGTCATCCTTGTCTCCGGAGGGGACGGGGTACCAGCTGGGGTACGCGAGCCCCACATCCTGGGTGCAGGGAAGAAGAATGGAGCTCTTGTCGGTAGGGTCATTGGACCTGTGGAAGAGGAGGGGATAGATGTAGGTGGAGGTGAGTTTGGTGGCATGGGTGTAGGCCTTCGTCAGCTTGATCCCCACCTGGAGGGGGTGCTCTTTGGGGAGCTGGGCACCTAGGAAGTTGCGGTTCTCCTGGGCAAAGGAGATTCGCTTGGCTTTCTCCGTAAGCTTGAGGAGGCGGTGGCCTGCGAGGGATTCGTGGGTTCGGGCTTCGACTGCTTGGACAAGTTGGTCAATGAACTGCCGTTTGGAAAGGTCAGAGCCTTCCCCCTTAAGGGTAAGGGAGAGTTGGGATTGGGCGAGCCGTCTGGCGAGTTCCGCCTTCAGATTCATCGCCTTTAGAAGGCCCTTCAATCCCGGGAGAGACATGGGAATGCCGGACTCCGACATGCGGACCAGGGACCAAAGGGTGTCGGAGTAGAAGCGGAGGCAGGCCGGGGAGAGCTTATCGGAGCCGGGGTAGTCGGCCTCGATGCGGCGGGCCAGGAGGGAAAGGGCGAGGACGGTGTTGTGGGAGTCCCGAGCGTTGTAGTCGAAGAGAGTCTCGTCAAAGGGGAAGCGGTCCTTGGCCGTCTTCTCGTAGGAGTAGGCACCCAGAGCGATGCCTAGAGCCTTGAGGGAAGTTTCGGGCCGGAGTTCATTGGAGAGGTAGTTCACCACCGCAAGGTCGATGAGGAGGTGCCGTCCGGCGAGGAGTTCACGAAAATAAACCGACCTGGCCCTGAGGTAGAGCAGGTCGTATAGGAGATTCATTCCGATTAGGGTGTCGGCGTGGGCGAGCCAGGCCCCCAGTATTCGCCGGTCCCCGGGGTTAGTCAGGTTCAGGACCATCGTCGGGCCCGAGCACATCATTGATAAAGGCCTCTGGAGTCCCGACCTTCCTTGCTGCTGCCCGAAGGGTCCCCCTGACCACCTCCTCTCCGAGGCCGACGTGCTCCCCGACGGTCTTGATGGCAAGAGCTCGGGCCTCATCGTCGGAGAGTCCCTTAGCGAAGGCAACCAGGGTTGTTCCAATCCCCAAGAGGGAGATCTTAAGGTTGAGACACTTGGCCCGGGCGAAGCACGCTGCGAAGAGGAGGGCAATAGCGGACTGGTCAGCGGATTCGATGAACCTTTCAATGTGTTCGGGAAGGGGAGGGACTTCTTCACTGTTGAAGGGGTGGGGTGGGAGGTGGGACATGGGGGGGTCTCTTGGACAAGGGTGATGGAACAGGTAAGGGCAAGGTCCTCCCGACAGACTCCGTCCGTGTAGAGGGACCGCGCCGGGTGGAAAACCGTTTGGTCTGGCTTGTCGATGAGGGATCCGTAGGACTCAATGTCCAGTGAGAGGATCTTCGTGTCGCTCATTCGGGATCTGGGGGTTATGGGAGGAGGCCTAGCTCAACTCGGTGGACCGTCTCGGCGTGGCCCGCCTCTGCTTGGTCGTACGTACTATAGCGATCACAATAGAGATCTCTATAGTTACCCTTGAGGAAGATCATCGTCTCAAAAATCAGGGGAGGACCCTCATCCCCGAACTGGTGGTCCAGGCCTAAGAAGACGGTAGAGATGACGTAGGTGTTTCCCCCAACCTCCCGTTCATCCCACCCCACCCTGCGGGCTCCTAAGTTTTCCATAAAAGAGCCCCAGGCATCGGGGTCATGGCAGGGAACGGGCTCTCTTCCTACTAGTATGTACCGGTTCACAAGGGAAGCTCCGGAGGTGGGGAATGCTGGACGAACTCACAGAACAGTGGGATCCCGAGGAGGTTACGGCTCCTCAAATGGAGGACTATCTGAGAAACCCCCCTCTCCAGGGAAGATTCTGACGAACTCGGCCGCCTTCTTGGCCTCCTCAAAGGCTTCAGAGCAGAGGCCTGCCATGACACGAAGAGCCTCTTCTGAGGGGACCCCGTGCGATACCATGTCTTGGAAAAGCATTCCCAGTGAGCCGGTGACCACGCTCTGTACCAATCCGTAGAGAGCCCGGGCGCTGATTCCCGGCTCGGGGGTGTACATCTCGATGTCCCACCGAGCCCCAAGTTCACCCCTACGCTCTTCCTCATTGAGGTATCCCCGAGCCCTCCAAGCGATGCGGCCCGGGGGATCAAAACCGCTCTTTTCTGTAAGGGGAAACCCGTCGGGGCCCAGATCCTCGGGGCTTCCCAGGTACGGTGGATTGTCGTTTGAAAACATGGCTTCTCCTGAAACCCCCCGGTTTGGGGGTTACTTGGGGTCGGTCTTACGACGAGGAGCGGGTTCGGGTTGGGCGAGCTTCCACTCGGCGAAGGAGCGGAGCCACGCTATGGCCTCAAGGTTGTCCTTGGGTTCATCCGGCTGGACGACCAGGTCCATCACGAGGCTCCTGATCTTCTTGGCCATGGGCCGGGTGAAGCGGGGCTTCGGCGGGTCGTTCTCCTTGGGCGGGAAGGGCGAGGGGGAGGCGGGGGTGGATACGGAGGGGTCCGGAATCACGATTTTCTCCTTGCAAGAAGCGTCGAACAGCGTCCATGTGATCCGCGACGATGTGGATCAGGGAACGCTTACGGAGACATGCCGCCGGGTGGTAGACGGCGAAGAAGTGCAAAGGCCACCCCCTCCAGGTATGGCGGGAGCCGTTGTGGGCAAACGCCTGCTTTTGGTTGAGCTTCTGACCAGTGAGCTCCTGGTAGAAGAAGCGGGCGGCCGGGGCTCCAAGGCACACCACGGCCATCCTGGAGGGGGTGTGCAGTCTGGCGATTTGTTCGAGGTCAGATAGGAAGTGAGGGAAGCAGGCCTTGTAGTGCCGGTCCTTGGGTGGAGCTTCGGCGGGAGTGAAGCAGCGAGCTGTGTTGGACAGGTAGATGGAGGCCTGGGTTTCCAGGGAGATGCCCCGGATGTAGGAGGCCTCGACCACTTTGCCTGAAGGTCCGATGAAAGCTTTGTTGGCTTTGGACTCTTGGGCACCTGGGTTCTGGCCCAGGAAAACTACCCCCGGGTGGTTTGGACCCGGGGGCAGGGAGAACTCTAACCATCGGGAGGGAACCCCCACGAAATGGGTGGGGGAGATGGTTAGGTGCAGGTCGCAGGCAGTACATTCAGGGTGGGAAGGCAGGACAGGCAACTGCACCAGAAGTTACTCCTTCTTCTCACTACTTGGGCCGGGCTTGTCACCTGGAGGGGGTCGCAGTTTCTTGAGGAGCGATTCACCGGAGATGTCACGTCCCGAACCGATGAGAGAGGCCAGAGAGGTTGAACCCAGGTCAGGAGGCCTAGATGTGGACTTCTTGGAAGACCTGCGGGGAGAGAAGGCTCGAACGTAGTTGGAAGTGAGGCGTTGGAGGAGGTAGCGACGGACGTCCATGACGCACCGATCGGTCTCCCGGGCAGCGAAGGGGGCAACGCTGGAACACACCACGAAGGGGAGGCGGATGGCCTCGACCCGAAGGGGGACACCCAGGAGATCGTCGGTCTCGATGGAGGAGAGGAGGGCAGGGAGGCCACTGGAGGTGGGGCGACGGTTGCGGTTGGACATCGCCTCCGCGATGGCGATGGACATGCCCTGGGGGTTTTCGATGAAGGGAGGAGGGGCTTGTTCCTCCTCGCGGGAGCGGACCACCGTGACCCAGATCCCTCGGGTGAGCTCACCCTCCGTTACCACGTTTGAGTTTGGGGGCAGGTTTCTTGGGGGCATCTGGCTTCTCCGGAGATCGAATGAGTTTGAGGGTGGTCTGTTCCAGCTCAAGCCTGAGGATGTCCATGGCCTCGGCTCGGTCAATCAGGTCTTGGGATGCGGGGGATGAGGGGTGGACTTCGGCGTAGAGGCGATACTCGGTGGCCGCTACCTTGAGGGCCTGGATGATGGTGGCATTGGGGTCAGATGGCATCATGGTCTTTGAGCACCTCTTTGAGTTGGGCCATCCGTCGGGTCCGGATGAAGAAGTCGAACTGGGTGTTGGACCACTCCACTTCTATGGAGGTGCGGAGGCCGAGGTGGTCTCGGATCTCGGAGAAGGAGACCCGGAATGGGATGGGACCGTCTGGGGTGGGGGTGGTGAGGAAGAAGATACCTGTTTCTGCGAGCAGGTCAAGGCGATACTTCCACTCCAGCACATTATAGGGGGTGATCCCGGCGAGCCTGACATGGTTGGATGACCAGATCAAGGCATACGTTACGGGGTTGAGCTTGACCCAGGAGGTTCCCCGGAGGGCAAAGCCCTGAGCTTCGGCCTCCTCCGGCTTGAGGCCATCCTTGGGTTTGGTCGTGTAGCAGATGGAGTTGTGGTCCGGGATTCCTCCTAGGTAGAAGGCCACGCCTGGTGGAAGCATGGGCGAGGAGTTCTCAGGGCTTGGGTTGCTGGTGGGGGCAGGCATGGGCTTTCTCGGAAAGGGAACGGGCTCTCTCGGCCAGAAGGGCGGCCTCTTGGAGGATGTGCTGATGTCCTTCGTGGATGCGTTCCGAGAGGCCTCCTAGGGCATCCTTGAGCCACTGGTCATTGGGGGGGAAACACTGGTTGGCAAGCTCCATATGAGCTTGGGTGCTGGGCAACTTGGACAGGTACTTGTAGAGGGCGAGGTGGGCTCGGAAGAGTTCTCCTTCGAGGGCGGACATGGTAGTGACATGCCCTGCGTGCATGACTCCCTTCGTGATCTCGAAGAGGTCTGTCATCATGCTCTGGAGAATGCCCGCCACTAGGAGCAGAGACTTGATAAGCGGTAGGGGGATACTAGCTACTTCCTCCTCTTCTGGGTTTGTGAGGCGGTGGCATCGGGGGAGGAACAGTTCCATGGCTTCCTTAACCTTCTGGGTTTGGTTCTCCTCGGACGGGGAGACCATGAAGGAGAAGAGACCCAGGTTGAGGGGTTCGATACACCGAAGGGGTCCAACCACCAGAGCGTTCATGATTTCCAGGACCGTCATGTGGACGCGACTCCCGAAGCCCTGCTCTTCGCACTGGTCCGCGTAGCGTTGTCCTTGAATGGCAAGAAGGAAGAGCAGAGCATGGGTGACGCTCACCCCCATCAGGTCCCGGAGAGGGGGGGAGGACATGAGCTGGACCTTGAGGTCCTTGGTAAAGTCCAAGGTCTCGAAGTGGGAAGAAAGGTCCCTGCTCATGTTTTGGAAGATGTGTCCCAGATTCTGGCGTGGATGACCGACCGCCACCCTCCGGTTGACTTCTAGGTGGGAGTAGATCTTGTCCCACCTTTTGGCCAAGACTGCCAGTTTGGCGATTGAGGAGTTGGGATCTTTCTGGTCCGCTGCGGCTAGGGAAATCCCGTCCATGAGGAGGGAGGGGAGGAGGAGGGTGTAGATGGGGGTGAGGAGGGTGTTGCTCGAAGACCGGAAGAGTATCTCGCAGTCCAGCTTCAGGGCCTTTGCTTCCAGGATGTCTTCGAGAGGAAGGGCCGCGAACATCTCCTCCCAAAGGTCGAAGGTGACATCGTAGCCGGACTCCCCCCTGGGGAAGGTACAAGGATCCACCACAAAGGGTTCAAAGGGAGGGGGGAGGGACTGGGGAGTGGGGTTGATGTGGGGGATCATGGGGGGTCTCCGGTAAAGGGGCCTGAGAGTTCGGACATCACCCGGACAAGGGCGGGAAACAGGGGGTCTTTGAGGGCTGAAACTACTTGAGACTGAATCTCAACGAGGGCCTCTGGTGCAAGGGTGATAGATCGGATGACCGGAGAGCGGTTCTCCCGGGAAATCCACCCGTAGTCCATACTTCCTCTTTTGCCGAGGTTCGTGTCAGTAGAAAGCCAGTCATACTCGATGTAGATGGGAACGGAGAGGGGCAGGTCGATTCTGGTTTGGACCAGAGGCATGAACTCTTCTCCAAGTCGTCACGGGATTGGAGTCCTTACTTCGTGTGGGGGGGTTCAGGATGGCGGAGGAGCTTGAAGGTTGCGGAGTCCTTCTTCCGGTTCTTGCTGGGCGTGTAGAGGAAGAAGTCCGGGTAGAGGCGACACGCCGAAGAGAGAGAGGTGGTGAGCGAGTCGTCCGTCTTGTCCCGGGTCGCCTGGGGGTAGAGGATCCTCACGTTCTTGACGATCTCGGAGATCTTCATGTCTCGGCCGAGGTCCATGGCGTCGGCAACCACACAGCGGAGATGCTTACCCCACGGTGAGCCCTTGCGGACGTGCTGCTGGAGATGGTGGCGACGGCTGACACGCTTGGGGGAGGTGGGGTCGAGACCTCCGAAGAGATGGGGCTTGGTGATGGCCAAGTACTTGGCCGGAGGTTGAACGGGACGAGGGGTGGGGACGCCGCTCACCGGGAGTGGCTTGGTGAGAAGGGTTGTAAGGTCCCGAACCGCAGTGTCCCGCTCGACGCTCAGGTCGAGGATGGACTGGTCGATACGTTGGATGTGTGCGAGGATTCTCGCAGGATCCTGGGTCTTCATGGGCTGAACTCCTACTACTTATCCCCCGTGAAAACACCCCCTCCTCGTGGAAGGAGGGGGTGCGAGAAAACATCCCAGGCAGACCGTGGCCCGAGATGAACAAGATGGGTCTTAGCCCGGAAGCCGAACCGTCGGTTCCTCCGTCTCCAGCAGCTCCAGGTCCAGGTTGGAGTCGCCACCCGTAGGCCGGGGGAGGGGCTTGACCCCGGAGAGATCCAGGGTGACTGCCCCGGCGAGGGAGTTGCCGATGATCTGGGCCGCGTCCGTGATCCCCTTGGCGACGAGCATCGCCCGCTGGATCGGCTCGGACTTCTCCGGCGGCTTGGGCATGAGCAGCTTGACGTGGTGGTCCATCTGCTTGGCCACGACCAGAACGTCGTCACCCGTGATGGCCCCCTCCAGGTCTTCCTGGGTGCCCAGACGCCGGATGGCAGCGAGCTTGGACCGCTCGATGACCTCCCGGATGACCGCCGGAGTCGCTCCCTGGCGGGAGAGGAGGGTGCAGGCCGGGGTGAAGTTGGAGTTGAGATCCAGGAGACCGGCTCCGAAGGCCGAGAAGAGCCGGAAGATGGTCTCCGGGTTGGGAGTTTCCACCGCGATGATCGCGTCGAGGCGACCGGGGCGGAGGAGGGCAGGCTCAATCGCGCCGATGTTGTTGGTGGTGAGGACGGTCATGATCTCGGACTTCTTGCCCTTGATGCCGTCGATGATGTTGAGGACCTGGTCGGTCGAGTAGTCACGGGAGGTGACCAGGCGGTCGATGTCCTCGGCGAAGACCACGCAGGGCTGGAGCTTGGAGGCCATCTCCAGAGCGTGGGGGAGATCCCGGGTGTCGGAGCAGAGCAGGAACGTCCACCCGTTGTCGTTGGCCAGCTTGGCCGTAACGCGGGCGGTGAGGGTCTTGCCCATGCCCCAGCTGCTGGCGAGGAGGACGCCTCGCTTGAGGGGAATGCGTGCCCGGCGGCAGGCATCGCTGTTGAGGATGGGGGCGAAGATGTTGACGTGGATCTGGTCGTGGGTGTCCTTGTTGAAGATCAGATCGTCGGGGGTGAGCCCCGCCACGTCCATGAACTCCGGCTGGTGGGTGGAGAGCTCGTACTCCTTGTCGCAGTCCCAGAGGAAGTTGAAGTTGACCTGGAGGGCCTTCGACTTGTAGATGGAGCCGGAGCGGAGAATCTGGCCGATCTTCTCGATCAGGGCGTCGATCTTGGGCTGGTCCTTCTTCTTGATCTGGCCGCCGATGATGAACTCCACGGACTGCTCACCGACCTGGAAGTTGGTCTCGATGTACGAGTCCTTGTCGATGCCGGGGAAGCCCATACGGCCCCAGGGGCAGTTCAGGATATCGCCGGGCTGGGGCCCGGTGCGGACCTGGAGCATGGCCGGGGGCTTGGGACCAAAGAAGCTCGGCGTGGACTGCATGTCGAAGAAGCCGAACACCTCGGTGATGGCCGAGGCCGTGGCGGCGGCACCCTCGAAGGGGTTGGTGTTCTTGAACCGGGACGAGACGGCGACCGTCTTGTTCATGTCCTGGTCGATCTTCACCAGCCACTCGGCAGCCTCGGTGAGCTTCATCTCCTCCGGAATCCCGATCTGGCGATTGGTATTGCGGACGATGGAAGGGGGAATGGATTTCTTGTCGGACACTGCGAGTTCTCCTATAAGAAGGATGGGTGGACACCCCCACACATACCCCAGTGAGTCAATGGATGGATCCCCAGATCAGGGGATTACTCGATGCCGTAGCTTGCCTTGAGGAAGTCGATCACCTGCTGGGCCTCGGTCTTGTTGTACTCCAGCGACTTGATAACGCGGACCTCTCCGCCCTTGTAGCCGGTCGACTTCTTGTCCGTCTTCTTCTTGCGTGCCATGCGATACTCCTGTAAATGTGATGGGAAACGAAACCCCCACCAGGGCAACGAAGACCTGGAGGGGGTGGAGAGACCCCGTGACAACGAGCCACGGAACCATGAGAAAGCCGCTCGTCCCGTGAGGGAGACGAACCCAGGTATAGATGGCCTGATTCCGCATCTATCCCCCCCCCTGCAACTATCAGGAAGAAGGAGGGGTATCCGGGTAGGGTCAGCGAGCGGCTCAATAGGAGGTCGGACGGCCACGATCTATATCACGCCCGCTGTGGTACCAGCAGGTTACGATCTCCTGGATGGCCCCGTGGGGGGTTGGGCAGAAGAACGAGGTTGGCTGGAGTGACTACGGCCTGGATGAGTACGTGGGAGGTCCGACGCTAAGACTGGTTGGAGCCGGTTAGGGCTCAAGAGGGAACTTCTGGGTTCCCTTGTATGACTTTTTGCCTGTACCTGCACGGATGCCGTCGGCGGGGTCAAGACCCCCCTTGGGCATGGAGTTCCGGCGGTCACGGTGGAGACGGTTCTCCTTGTGGGGGGCCGGGTCTTCGAGGTTGGGGTTACGCTGGATCTCCGGGCCGTTGGAGGCCTGGGCGGATGGGGTGAACTCCCCGGTTCGGGAGATGTCATCGGTGTCCTCAGCCGCCTCCTGGAACCTGGAGGGGGTCAGCTTCGTGAGCTGGTCTTGCAACTCACGGCGTTCACGCATGGCCTCCATCTCGAAGGGGGAAAGGGTGATGCAGCAGTACACGTTGAGGGCCATCTCCCGGCCCTGGCACTTGCCGTCGGGGGAGGGGAAACGGAAGATGACAGTGTCGAGGGATTCGCGGATGCGGGTCTCCCCGATCACGTAGTTGTTCATCTTGCGGAGCTCGCCGGTCTTCTTGTCCCTCCAGCTCTTCTGCTGGAACTTGTAGCTGTCCAGGTTCAGGCGGACGGGGACGCTGGCCCAGGTTTGTCCATTCTCCAAGTGGATGTCGAGGAGACCTTGAGGGGACTCCGGCTTGTCCCTACCCCCTAGATCAAGGGAGTGGAACTGGGGTTTGGGGGTGTCGGAACACGGGTCGGACTCGACGGGCTTGTGGGGGGTACGGAGGAGTTCGTTGGACTTCGCCAGGGCCTGGCGAATCCTGCGTTCATCTTCCAGTTCTTGGCGGAGGGCGTCCATCTCGGCCAGCGTGGGGGCTGGGCGGGGGTCTGCCATTCGGCTCACGTCTACGGGTGCTCGTCTACCTGCCATCGGGATCTCCTTGTCCAAATAAATACCAACTATCCCACCCCACCACACGGAGATTCCGCCCCCCGCGAAAGCGGGGCGGAATCGAAGTCCCCTGTAACCCTCATGGCGAGGGGTTTCATGGGTTGCTCTCCTGCTGTGCGGGCGGGTCGGATTGGTCGTTGAGGGCGGATTCAGCGATGCGGGCGCGGAGGGTGGTGATGGTGTCAGCGGCTTCGCGCTCAAGGGCGGCCACCTCATCGCTGGTGCGCATATGCACGACATCCCACTCGTCGGCATCCTTCCGCAGCCGCACCACAATGTCCTCCCCGCCCGCGTCGGGCTTCGGGGTTGGGCGAAACTCCGAGCATGGGCAACGAACATCTGAACAGGCGGTCGTTCCTGATAACGGCGCGCCGTGGTGTTCCTCGCGTCGGTGCCCGCACGTTGCGCAGAGGTCGTGAGCGGGGAGCGGCTTTACCTGCTCGCCCTTGGGCTCCGCCTTCGCGGGCTGAGTGCTGCCGGGGATGGTGACGAGCACGCCATGCCGCATCCGGGCGTCGGCCTCTGCAATCTCCCGCACGGTGTTGACGTATCCAAGCGTCCACGTTCCGGCAGAGTTGGCGTGATGCGCCGCGAGGTAGGCCACGGCATAAAACGTCGGCCTCGGCGGGATCGGCGTGGGCTCAGAAACTGCGGCGGTCACTTGCTCGGGCATGGCTTGGGCTCCTTGAGGTACTTTGAGATGGTCGTCCACGGGATCACTACGCGAGTCGCGGCGGCCGTTTCGATTCTCATGGATGTTCTGGCGGCGGCGGCGGCGGTGGCGTGGGCGGCGGCGGTGGCGTCGGCGGTGGCGTAGGTGGCGGCGTAGGCGGCGTAGGCGGCGGCGTCGGTGGCGGCGTCGGCGGCGTAGGCGGCGGGGGTGGCGGCGTAGGCGGCGGCGTAGGCGGCGTAGGCGGCGGGGGTGGCGGCGGTGGCAGCGGCGCGCGCCGTGCACACCTCTACAATCGTGGCTTCCCCACGCGCCCACCGCTCCGTCGTCTCGATGCACCGAAGCGGACGCTCCTCTCCAGGCTTCACAAACTTCAAGGCCAGACGCGCACACGCGCACGCCGCCAGCACCAGCGTCTTTCGCTCAACCCCCAGCCGCGCCGCGATCCAGAGCATCCAGTCGCCGCGCGGACACTCGGCCCAGGCCCGCTCAAAGGTCATCCCCGGGTGCGCCTCGATCCAGTCCACCGCTTCGCGACAGGGGTTGAACGGCCGAATAACGTCGATGGCGAGTGGCGATCGTTTCTTGCTGCGGACCCTCTTCGTGGTTTCCTTCCTGCTGGGCATGGTCTGGTTCCTTTCAATCCGCCCCGCCAGCGTGGGCGGGAGGGGTTCCGGCGCTGGGCCGGGCTAGGGGTGCTTCATTCCTTGTTCATCACACCATTTCACGCAGGGTCCGCAGCAGTCGCCGTGAGCGGCATTCCGCTTCGCCTGCGCCTCCAGTTCCTTCCGCTTCTTCGCCATCGAATCGGCAAGCGAGTGGAAACCATTGTCGTACATCTCGTAGCGCAGCACGCGCTTCAGCGGCTTCTTGCACAACACGCAATGGGTCTTGTACTCCACGCGGACGACATGCTTTGCAAAGGTGATCCTCATGCCTCACCTCCCTTGCTCTGCTCCGCGAGGAGGCGGTCGGTGTTGGCGCGGGCGTCGAGATATTTCCTTTTTGATTCAAATGCCTCACGCCGTTGTACTTCGCCATCGCTCGCGTGCCAATCCGCCTCTGCGTATTCGCGCATTGCCATCGCCTCCCGCTTCCACGCCTCGGCCTCGGCTGCGTGGGAGTCGAGGGCGGCGGCGATGGCATTGCGGAGCCAATCGCCGTCCGGTGTCGTCAGGATTGAGCCGTGATCGCGCGGCCACTCTCGAACAATCTCCTCCGCCTTCGCTCTGCACTGTTCGGGGGTCATGGGGTTGCTCCGGCGGTGCGGAGGATGAACTTCTTGTACTCAAGGTGGCACATGGCGGCGTCGGACTCGGAGAAGCCGAAGTCGCGGACCATGCGGTCGGGGTCTTCGTAGATCTCGAAGCACGAACGGAGATCGTCGAGGGAGAAGTCGGAGCACCAGAGTTTACACGACTCAACAACCTCTTCCTCGTTCCGGCAGACTGAAAGCCGAGTAGCGGGGGTGGATAGGAGGAGCTTGGAGCCACGAACTCGGGCCTCACCGTCTTTCATCGTGGTGTAGAACATGGGGGGGTCTCAGGGGTTTGGGGGTGCAGAGGGCTTGGGGGGTTTGAATGCCGAGGGCTTGGTTCGGGTCCGGTCAGGGACCTCGCGAGGAGGAGGGAGAGGGATCAGGTCACGCAGGATGGCATCACGACAGGTCAGACAGTATGGGCCACATGTAGCCAAGGACTTACAGGTGGGAGTTGAACACTTCATGGGTTGTCCGTCTCCTCGATTTGGTTTTGGAGCTTGGCGACGATTACATCAACGGACTTCTTGGTATCCTCCCGGCTAGGGAGAGGAGGACGCGGGGGGACATGGGGACTCTTTGGGGATGAGGAATACGGAGGGTTTGGGGAGCATGAGCTCCCCCACGGTGAACGGGGAATGAATCATCTTGTCGAGGGGGATGAAGGGGACGGCTTCGACATGGCCGGGGTGGAGGAGGGGGTCCCCGGTGGGGGAGTATGAGGCGATCAGATGGGTACATGCAACTGAGAGAGTGCCCTCTTCGTCGGCCACCACCAGGGACATAGTGTAGCCGTGGTAGAGCGGTAGGGCCAAACTATAAGCCATCTTTGCTTCATGGGTGGTGAGGGCCTGGAACGCCCTCTTCTGCTCGGGGGTAAGAGCACATCTGAGCTTGGAGTGGACGCAGTAGATGAGAGCCAGGACCTTTTGGGGGTTTGGGTCCGGCCTGCACTTGTTCAAGAGGTGGGTAAGGATCTCATCGGGGGAGTCCTTACTGGGGTCGTAGTTGAAGCCTGTAGTGGGGGGGACTCTCGCCAGAGACTCGCCCACACTGGAGATTGATGAGTCCAGAGGGGGGCAGAGGTTGTTTTCCAGGAGGAAGGAGATCACGGCCGTCGCTGAACGGGGGTCGTGGAGGGTTGAGCTACGAATGGTCTTCTCGTCCTCCATGAGGATGAAGGCTTGGGGGTTGAGGACGTCCATCCACTCATCTATGGTATTGGACCGGGCAAGAGCAGCTTGGGCCTCCTGAAGGATGCTGGAAAGATAAGAGATGGCAAGTCGGTCACGTTCGTTACGGGTCATGGTGGGGTCTCTTGGGTGGAGGGGGCCTGGGCTCGTTCCTTTGCCTTCCGGGTCAACCACGAGTCAACACGAGAGGGGCTACCCCAACACTCGGCGGGAATCTTGTTCCACATGTAAGCCACGATGTGGGGGATGTTTGCCATGTTTAGGCTGTCGGCTCGGAGGACGGCCTCACGGAGGTTGTTCTCCAAGCAGGCCCGGGTGAAGGAACCGGGCTCTAGTCCGTGTTCCACGTAGAGGTCGATCGTCTTGGCGACGTGAGGGGGGCAGAGGCCTGAGTTGGGAAACATGGCAAGAGTCCTTTCACCCCCTCCAGGTGGAGGAGGTTCCGAGAGTGGAGATTTGGGCGTACAGGGAGCCGACGGAGAAGAGGTTGAAGGCCCGCTCACCTTGGGTCAACCACGCCAGGATTAGGGGGTGGGAGTGGAGGTTGGGGTGACGGGAGAGCTTGAGGCAGAGGCGGTGGGCGATCTGGGCCAGGACATGACGGGGAGAGTCGGTGGGGATGATGGAGAGCTCGATGAGAGCCTCGTTGCGACAGAAGGTGAGATGGGCATGGCCGGGGAAGGCGATGGCGGTGCGATAGCAACGGCGAATCCTGGAGTGACGCATGGGGAATCTCCATAGGTGGTAACTATTACACACCTCAAAGCCCGCCCCCCCGACGCAGCACGGCGGGGGGCGGGCGCGGGAGCATGTCTGGCGAGAGGTACGTATAAGGGCCAGGGCTGCTAAGTGGGCCGGTTGCGAGAAACCCCGGGGTTTCTCCCGGGGTTCAAAGACCTGCGGACCCGTGTGTGGTGTGATAGTGTGGTCCAGGTCTATGGACTGAGGGTTTAGGTCAGTCCTTGAGGTCACAGCCAGGGGTGATCCAGTTGAGGGTGTAGGGGTTCCAGCCCAGGCGACGGGCGAAGGGTAGGGCTTCGTGGACCCACCACTCGGCCTCTTGGATACAGGCCAACTTGCGAAAGTGGGGGTCGACCAGGCAGCGGAACATGTAGCAGGCGTCGGCAGAAGTGCCCTCGATCTTGTTGGTCTTCTCGCCCTCAAGGGTGAGGAAGAGCTCTGAGAGGGGGATGGTCTCCACGAGGGGAACGCGGGTGGGATGAGGGTCGTCGGGGTGGAAACGGACGAGGACGTGTTCCAGGGCCATGCTAGACCCCCTTCTTGTTCTTGCGCTGGCGGTTGCGACCCGCCTGCATGTCAGCGACGGGGAGGAAGACGCCGTGGGAGGAGCGGCGGACGTGGGCGTCCTTCCGGCGTTGGGTACGGAGGACGGCCATCTGGGCCAGGACGGGGGATAGACGATGGGAGCGTTTCTTGCACTTTCCTTGGTCTGCCATGGGGCTCTCCTATAACCGGGGGAAACACGGGACAATAAGTAGCAACTTCCACAAGACACGAACGTGAAAGGCCGTCTGGCGAGAGGCCCATATCAGGGGATGTACCCCCCTTGGGGGTTACCCTGGACGGTTGTTCACGTACTCTGCGATCACGTCGCCGTGGCAGGCGTTGGGCTTGCAGAAGCAGCCCAGCGTGTCGTTCTTCGTGATGATCGCGTCTACCTTGGATCGCATTTCCTGACCTGCCGGGCTGTGGAACCACTTTCTGAAGAGTTCCACACACTCGCCCTGCTTGCCGTGAACGCCGACCTTGAACGGGTTGCCGAACGTGCCCAGTTGACCATGACCTGCACGACCGATGTAGATCGTGTAGTCTGCGTTGCGAATGTTGACGACCTTGCACATGTGTCTGCTCCTGTAAATACCCCCACCCCCGTCATGCCTCGTTGCGGATACGCCAGAGAACCTCGGCTTGGCACTGGTGACCGGGCTGTCCGAACATGTCGGACAGGCCTGATGCCTGTTTGAGCACGGCAAGCAGTTCGGGGTTTTCCCGGATGTACTGACGCCAGAGCTGTTCATACAGGGTTGCACACTCAGCCATATTGATGGCTCGCTTGCCCTTGGCCTGCCGCCAGTTCAGGTTGGTGGAGCCGTCTGCGAAGATCTTGGCTGCTTGATACTGCTCCTCGATTGAGCGACCGTTTACACGGGCCACGAATGCACTGAAGCGTCTATCCCCTCTTGTGCTGCACTCTAAGAACGGTGCGGATCCGAAACGAATCATGTCCTGCTCCTTATAAATACCAAACACCCCGAACGCTAGTAGGGCGAGAGCAACAAATCAGGGCACCGTAAGTTGATGAAGTGTGAGAAAGCCCCCGCTGCAGGTGCGGGGGCTGTGTGGGTTAGAGTTGGGAGAGGATGTCGTCGACCGAATCGGGGTTGTTGCGGTCCAGTTCGGCCTCGAAGCCCATGTTGTCCCAGCCCTGCTTCTTGATGGCCATGCGGCCGGTGCTGGGCCGGATGATGTCGAGGAACTGGGAGCGGATGGCCTTCGCCTTTGTCGTGGGGATGGGCTTGGAGACGTGCCAGTGGACGGAGGGGTTGATGAGCACGGGGTCGCCTGCTTCGTCGGTCATGGGCGTGCCATCGGGCAGGAGTTTGGGGATTTCCTGTGTGTAGTCGATGTCGGCGATGCGGAGGACGGAGAAGTCACCCTTGGTGAGCCCGGCGGTGGCCAGTTGAGACTGATTCGCAGGACGTACCATAACGATTCTGGCGTGAAATACCACCTGATCCGGGGGGGTCTCGCTGTCGTTGGCGATCTCCGGGTCGAACTTGAACAGCGTGCGATCCACGGCCTGCTTGACCGGATCGACCTCCTTCTTCGGCGTGGTCGTGACCTGTTCGGTGGTCGTCTGGGCACTGGCAGCGGCGAGCATGGACGTGATGGACGTGGGACGAGCCATGGGACACTCCTTACAGAAACAGAACAACAGTTGGAAAGACGACTCAGGCAACACGCCTAAATGCCAATCTTCCCGAGACATAGGGGGGAAGAAGAAGAGGGGAAACCCCGAAACAACGGGTGCTCTCAGAGCAACGGACCATCAGACAGACGTGACGGAACTTTGTGACAGATGTCACTCTCTCGGAAGAGAGTGACCTAACAGAACCCTGTGTGACAAATGTGACGCCTCCCCAGGCCCCCGGAGACGGTTCGACGACTTGGGGAGAAAGGGGATTTTTCTCAGGGATTTCCCCCCACAAAGCGGTGTTCATTCGGTATCCATACTGTCCACTATGTCAATCGTGACACCCGTTTTTCGTCCCTTGTCACACTTTCCACCCCTATATTCCCAGCGGTCCCGCCAACCCGTGACAATCGTGACACGCTTTTCTATTATTCTTTAAGAAAATGAAAAAATAATAAGGGAGAAGGGGGGACCGCGTCACAACAGTCACCTGTCACACCCCTCAGGGAAAACCTCATCCCGGAACTCCGCCCTCACCGCCAGCCCTTTCATGCCCCGTTCCGTCCCCCCGGCCCGCCTCGCCCGCCAAATCGTCCACCCGCATTCCTGCTCCAGGGTCTTCAACAGGTGGTTCTCAGGACACACCCTGTTCCGGGGGGTCTTGTTGGCCCGCAAATACTCGTACCACAACTCCTTGATGAGCCACCCCGGTACGAACCCATCCTCGGTCTCCATGAACCGGGCTTCCAGGAACCCCCGATACACGTTGTTAGTAATCACATACTCGTGGAACATCTCCCCGGCCTGTTGAGGGATCGGCCACTTCTTCTTCGGATCCCCCTCTTTGGCCAACCTCCTCATGGCCCCCACCAGCCGCCTCGCGATCCCCGGGATCTCCGCCTTCAACCTCTCATCCAAGTCGAATATCTCCCGCCCCTTAAAGCTCTGGGTAAACGGCAACACCAGCATCTTCCCGCTCACCCCTTCCCCCTTGTCGGGCAACAGGGGGATCTCATTGGCCATCACCGTCACGGTCGCAGGGGGTACGACCCCCTTGAGGGGCTGCGAGTACTTAATGTCAATCGTCAACCCATCCCCGCCCACGATCATCTTGATAATCTGGGCCAGGTCCTCCCCCTCCGCCCTATTCATCTCCTTGACCTCCGGAATCACCATCATCCGGGCGTGCTGTAGCCCATTCAACCCGAAGCTCCCCCCCACCTGCCTCGTCGTGGCCCAGAACAGGTGCTCCTCCCCCATCAGAGCCTTCATCAACCTCGCGATCGTCCCCTTCCCTCCCCGAATCTTCCCCTTCATCAACATCCACCGCCCCAACCCCCGGTCTGCCACCAGGCAGTACCCCATCCACCTTTCCAACAACTCCACCCAGTTGGGGTCCCCCTCACTCCACTGCTCCAAACACCGCTCCCACGTCGGACACTCCGCCCCCTCCTCCCAGTTGCAGGGCAGGGTCACCGTGTCCACCCACTGCTCATTCCGCTCCACCTCCCCCTCAACCGACACCACCTTGTCCTGAAACCCCACACTCCACCTGGAGGGGGTGGCCTCGTTTGCCAGCCACCGGGGCACATCTTTCCATCCCCCCTGGGCCATGAGCATAACCCCCTGTGCCACATCCCTCACCATCTTCATGTCGGGAGCCACCCTCATATGCACCTCGTCCCCCTCCTTGGTCCGTGAGACCTTGGTGGCGTCCTTGAGCCACTGGCTCACAACCCACTCCACCCACCCCTTATCCCTCTTGCTCCACCTCCCCTTTGACCACTCCAACACCCCATCCTGATAAACCCACAACCCCTTCCCCCCTCCGGGCGTAGGGAACTGGTCCTGAATGAACTGCTCGGCCAGCTTCAGGGGCTCCGTGCTCCGAACCCTCACCCCTTGTACTTCCTGTTTCATCTGTCTACCCTTTCACCATGGCCACTAGAAATACAGGTCCAACCCTGAACGACAAAAAGACCCGGGTCCGCCGGGGCAGCGACCCCCTCCCCGCCCGCGTCCAGCAGGCCGAGAAAATGAAGCAGACGGGTATGATCCAAAGGGATATCCCGGCCATCTCCCCTCTTGATCGAGTAGGGGAGGACTATGTCTACTCCAAACCCTGGGATACGGGAAACATCCTCGCCTCCGGGGCCCCCACGCTGTTCCCCACTGAAACCGCCACTACCGACTACCAACGCCAGTGGGTAACCGAGAATCTCGGCCGGAACGGGATTCCCCTGGGCGTCCCCCCACCCCCCGTCTTCAACGTCGCCACCCAATCGGGAGAGGCCGCCCAGGGGGCGGTGGCCCTTCGGCCCAAGTCCGGCGGCTCCGGCGCGCCTGATGACGGCTCCACCCTCGAGTCCAACGCGGCCCGTTCCAAGGCCCAGTACACCCGCAACCAGTTCCTCGACGACACGGCCCCCAAGCCCAACACCCAGGTCCCCGGCTCCGCCGCTCCTCCCTACTCCGGTCCCCCAAAATCCCCTACGCCCTCTGGGCCCTCCAGCCAGCCCTCTTCCGCCCCCTCCGTCGACCCCCTCAAGCAGTTGAACATGGCCTACCAAGTGGCCCAGGACCCCCTCCCGTCCT